GGAGGGAAGAGGTAACGAACCCGATGAATCGCTGAGATAGAAAGTTGGTATCAACAAGTATATCATTCCCTAAAACAAAGAATATGGAAAGCACAGAAAAGTTAGAGAAGCGTTTTTTTGAGTTTAATCCTTTAACTTGCAATCGTTTTATTGTAAGTTTACCTGAAAAACTGGATATTAATGAATTCTACATAAAAGGATTCAATGTTAATACTCATAGTTATACTATAAGCGTGGAGGTGATTGAAACGGTGGAAAAAAACATTAGGGATAGTTATTATAACTATGAAGATACAAACGCACTTATTAAAGGTGGGGACATTGTAATTGAATATTTAAATGAGCGTGGTAGTGTTGTGAGAAAGGAGAAATATTCTGATGTAAGTTATTTAGGACAAGAATATGGAGGAGGAAATTACGATTCATTTGAAGCAATAAAAACATCTTTAGTGTTTAGATACGGAAGGAGAGAAAATGTCGCAACCAATTAAGAAAAACGGAACATATCAAAAGCCCCGTTCAAAAACGGTAAAGAAAAGGGCTTTAACAAAGAGCGAAATCATAAAAAAGAATATCATTAGAAGTAAAAAGCCACACCCTAAATATGGAACTTCCAAGTTGGAAGATAAGTTTGCTAAAGAATTTTTAGATAAATTAGGCGTTCCGTATGAAAGGCAATTTGAAGCCAAGGATATAAAACGATTTTACGATTTCAAAGTTGGGAATAGGGTGTTACTGGAAATTGATGGAGATTACTTTCATGGATTTAACAAACTTTATGAGGAGAAAAACCCAATGCAGAAACATAATGCGCGTGTGGATGAAATTAAAAACGAGTGGGCAAGGGCTCATGGGTACATTTTAGTTAGAATATGGGAGCATGATATAAACAATAACTCTACAAGAGTAATGAAAGAACTTAAGGAGTTTTTAAATATAGATAATAAGAAAAATGATAAGAATAAAAGGCACTAAGATATGGCGATTACAAAACAAGATGAATTAAACCAATTAAAGGTTATTAAAGCTTCATATGATATGTACGAGGAAACGAAAAAGACTACTATCAATAATATGAAGAAAAAGAAGAACGCTGATGGAAGTAAAAGGTTCACGCAGGAAGATATTGATGCTGAAATTCAATTAATAGAAACTGCACAAGCAGAATTATTAGGAAAATATCAACTTTTCGGAGGGGACCCAAGCGAGTTGGCTAAGAAAAAGTCTCATAGTAAAAAGTCAGCATCTGCAGAAATTGATGAAATTGAAGCAATACAGGAAAAGAGGATTAATAAACAGAAGGAGTCATTAAGTGAAACTTCTACCTTAATTGAAAAAGTTGTTGAGGTTAATAAAAACGACTATGCAATTCAAGCATCATATGACCTTATTCCGTTACCTTCAAAGGGAGAATGCTATAAGAATAAGATGGGAAAACTACCTGTTGCATATCTTACAGCATATGATGAAAATATGATTATTGCACCTAATCTTTATCGTGACAATCTCATTATTGACACAATACTTAAAGAAAAGGTTCTTAATGATACAATTGATGTGGGTGACCTTCTTGAGGGTGATAGGGATGCAATAATTTTATTCCTCCGTGCAAATGGCTATGGCAATGAATATCCAATCACAGCAACAGACGGTGAAACTGGTGAAGAGTTTAATGCTACCGTTGATTTATCACAACTTAAATTCAAGGAATTCAATCTTAAGGGTGACGACAATGGATGGTTTGATTTCACATTGCCAGTTTCAAAGAAAGAAGTGAAGTTTAGGTTCTTAACTCATAATGATATTAAGTGGCTTAATGCAAAGGAAGATGCTGAGGAGAAGAAAATTGCAAAGGCTAATGTTAAGAGGATGGCAAAAGACCTTGATGTAATTTTTAAAGATAATTCAGATATGGATGCTGCAAAGAAGGGTAAGATTAGACAAGCCATAAATACGATTGAAGAATGGGGTGATGAAATGGAAGAGGATAATACGCTTTATACACATTCAGTTACTAACAGACTTGAATTGTCTATTATGTCAATTGATAATGTAACAGATAGGAAAATTATCAGAGAGTTTGTTAGAAATATGAATGTTAGGGATTCTGCTGCATTAAGAAAATACATTAAGGCAAATGAGCCTGGTATTGACTACAATATTAAGGTGGAAAAACCTGAGAGTCTTGGAGGTGGCTCGATGTCATTGTTTCTGCAACTTGACCAATATGTTTTTCTCAATATTACCGAATGAGTATGAACGACAATTAAAAGAGGAAATTTGGGGCTGCTTTAAGCATATAGGAATTCCTTTTGATACAATAATGTCAATGCCTATACAAGACCGTAGGTTCTATATAATGAAACATAATATGGAACAAGAGGCAATAAATAAGGAATTACATAAATCAAATGAGTCCTCTTATAATGGCAATGGTGACTTAAATAGTTTTGCTCAATTAGAGCAATCAAACGCAAAAGTTAGAAACGGACAATGAATTTGTCCGTTTTTTTGTTTCAAGAAATCAATAGCAAGATATTTATATACGATAAATTATATGCCTTATGAGTGATACATCGAGAGATGATATGGTTAAAAGACTGGACAAGTTAATAGAAATAATGTCCAAGCAAAATAGGAATACCTCTAACAGTGCAGGTAGGGGCTCTTATTCTTATGATATAGATGACTTTATAACAGATACAGAGGAAAAAAATGAACGATTAAGAAAACAGATTTCTGAAAGCAGAAGCCTCATTAAGTCTTATTTCTCTGATATGAATGAAACCTCAAGAAGAATTGGAGATTTAGCCAATAAAACAAAGGAATCAGCCAAAAGTTTTGAGGAGGCACAGAAGGAATATCAGGAGGCTCTTAAAAAAAGCAAATTAACTGACAAGCAGGTTAAAGACTATGCTGATAAGAAGAAAAGGGAAGAGCAGTTAACGAGGAAAAAGAATAGTGGAACTGCTAATTCAGAAGAACTCAAGGAGTTAAGAGCAGTACAAAAAGAGTTAAAAGATGTTAAATCTAAATATGAAGACATAGATAGACTTAATGAGGCAAGGTTAATTGTATTAGGTAAAGAAAACAAATATCTTAAAAAGAATAAAGAACAGATAGATGAATCTCGTGCGGCAATCAAGCAAGGATTTAATGAAATCAAGCAAGGTTTCAATCAAGTACATGCCGTTGCAAAAGACTTTATGTCTGTTTGGGGTAAGATAGACCAATCAGCATCCAAGTTTGCAAAATCCATTGGTATAAGTGTCAATGGAATGAACCAATTAAGGAAAAGTTCAATAAACGCTGTTGCACAAGGAAGACTTGGGGCAAAGTATAATCTCAGTGCAGAGGAACTTATTGAATTGCAAGGCAATTATTCTCGTCAAATAGGACGTAATGTCCGAATGTCAGGTGTTGACCAAGAAAACATGGCTGCGTTAAACGCCTTAATGGGTGAGAACGGAATGAAGTTAGCAACCAGTCTTGAGAATTTCGGACTTTCTTATACAGAGGCAGCAGCCAAGGCAGGAAAAATGTTCAAGACTGCGAGTGAATATGGCGTTAGTTTTGAAAAGTATGCAGAAAATGTTCAAGAAGGCCTCAGTATAGCACAGAATTACACATTTGCCAATGGTATCAAGGGAATGCAGGAGATGGCGAAGAAAGCCACTGCTATTAAACTTGATATGAAGCAAATATCTTCATTTGCGGATAAGGTTAATTCAGTACAAGGTGCAATCGAAACAGGTGCAAAACTTCAAGTATTGGGAGGTCCTTTTGCTCAAATGGGCGACCCTCTTGGAATGTTAAGCGATAGTATTAACAATGTAGAAGGGCTATTAGATAGATTCACCAAGATGACAGGTGGATTAGGGCGTTTTGACGCAGAAAAGGGCGAAGTAACGGTTTCAGCATTCAATAAGAGGAGATTACAAGTTGCTGCAGAGGCAATGGGAATGTCCTATGATGAGGTGATGAAGAGTGTGCAAGCCCAAGGCCGTCAAAATTATGTTGGAAGTATTATTGGAAATAGATATAGTAAGGAAGATACAGATTTCCTTAAGAATATTGCTACAATTGAAAATGGACAGGCCAGAGTATCTTATACAGATGAAAATGGACAAACAAAGAGCGTCAATCTTTCTGAGCGAGACTTAACGGCGAAGGAATTAAAGGCGATTAAGAAGGAAAATCAATCAGAAAGCGAGGATGTAAAGGATATTGCAAGGCAATTGCGAGGATGGGAAGATGTTAGAGAAGGATTTAAGAAACAGTTTGAAAATACCAAGGCCCAATGGATGGAGAAATCTGGCATTGGAAAATTGGTTAAATCAACAGTTACAAGCATAGGAACAAGTAATCTCCTTTTAGGGGGTATATTAGGAGTACTTACTGCGTGGAAAGTTGGCGGCGGCTTGTTAGGAATGGGGAAAGGCGTTTCTAATACCATTACAGGGGCACGAGGGATGAGAGGTGCTTTACCAACAACAGCGAAATCATCGTCTAAAGCAGTATCAGCAAGTAAAAACGCCAGTATTTTTGGGAAAACAGTTGGAAAAGGTACTAAAAATGTGGTGAATGTTGCAAGAGACGGTAAATATCTGCTTGCAGAAACAGCAGAAGGTACTTTAGTAAGTGGTGGTAAGGCTATGGGGGCGATGACTAAAACAGCATTAAAGAGTGGGGGGGCTATTGCTTCTGGAGTTATTAGTGGATTAATAACAGGATTCGAGGAATTTGGTGGGGACAATAACCACTCAACAGCAAAGAAGGCAGGAAAAACTGCGGGCTCTTCATTAGGAGGATGGGGAGGTGCTGCAGCAGGTGCTGCAATAGGAAGTGCTATTGCACCTGGTGTGGGTACAGTGATAGGAGGAATAATTGGTGGGTTAGGTGGCAGTGAATTAGGAAAATGGATTGGAGGAGGCCTTGCAAGTGATAAGCGTAGGGATAAGTTCAAAAATCTACTTGAATTAGATGAACTTAAAGGGGATTATAGTGTAAGAGAACTTAAGGCAATAAAGAGTGGAAATATTTCTGAAAAATTAAGAGATAAAATTAAGAAGAGGGGAGACGGTGAGGTCTTAGAAAAAATAGAAAATGCAAAAATGTATGCTGGCACTGTCTATCTTTCACCTGAAAAGGTTAAAAGGGCAAAAGGACGCAATAATGAAATGGCTGAAGGAGGATTGCTTTATGGGCCTTCACACGGAAGAGGAGGAATGCCTATACTTGGTTCTAACATTGAGGTTGAAGGTGGCGAATATGTTGTTAATAAGCGTTCAGCAGCCAAGAATATTGATATACTTAATGCAATCAACAAAATGGGGAATGGAGGTAGAATTATGCCCCGTAGAATGGAGACAGGAGGTGCTTTAGAGGTTGCACCCAAGACAGCAAGTTCAGTCGCAAATATAGGCCCTCAAAGCATTAATATCAATATTAATGGAAGTATTAAATTAGAAGGAAAGAATGGACAAAGTGCAGACATCACAAATGAACTATTGAAAGATTCTGGTTTCATCAGAAATATCACTAAGATGATAGAAGAACAAATGGGTATTAATAAGACTGGTGGTAGAGTTGTAAACAAAGGTTTGTATTGATAATTAAGAAAAAAGAAATTATATTAAGGATATGGCAAGAGTATATGCAGCATTGGCTTCAACAGCAATAGACCCTTCACAATATGATATTAGTAATAGTGGTCTATACACGAAGCAGGTCTATAATTTATTAAACAGGAAAATTGGTAACACCTTATACATTAAGAATATGGTGTTTAAGGACGCTGCGTTGTTAAAAAACCCTCTAAAGAGAAGGTATCAGGACCTTCCTAATGCACAGAGTACAATAGGAAGTCCTTATATTGGAGAAAGATATAACATATATGAAAATCTTGGAAGGCAAATAGTCTTCCTTGATGATGTGGATGGCCTTACGGGATTTACTTTCAAGAATGGGTTTGAAACCATTCAGAATACGAGCGTTATTGCTAATATGGAAGAAGTTGCTAAGGGTAACGCCATATTATTTTCAAATTATGGGGAAGGGGATTCGGTATATAATGTTAGTGCTGAACTAAATAAAATAAAATTTTTAGATGAAGAATTAACAGATAAGGTTCTGTATAAGCCCCATAGGGATTTAAGAGGGTATTCCATTGATAGTCCTTTAATTTTAAGAGGGGAATTTGGTGAAACCAGAGAGGTAAAGGATAGTAGAAATATTTATTCGTGGTATAATGAGAATGGTGGAATAAAGAGTACTGAAAATAATACTTTAGAGTTTGATAGTGTTTATTCTATTGATGCGAGCGAAATTAATACTAGAAGTCTTCTTTATAGAACAAATCAATTATTTTCTCAAGGTAAGATACATTCTTTGGTTAGCAGAATGGCTAATGAGAAAGGTGGTGTTACCAGAGGAAGAAATTTAAAGAACGCAAAGGGGCAGTATAGTAGAGTATGGACAATAAACAACCAATACACTAAATTAAAGCAAACAATTAGGCCCAAGGATGAAGATGGAAATATTATAGGATTAGCTGATTATCAAAATCAGAAATTGAATATTACTTCGTTTAGGCCATTTAACGGGGCAAGTAGATTAGAGAAAATGGGTACTATGATGCCCAATGGAATGCCTAAGATTGCCCCTACGACAAAAGAGGATATTAAAAAATGTATGTTCTCCATCGAAAATCTTGCATGGAAAGATGTTCTCACAGCAGATAATAAAAATGTTTTAAAAGATGGGCAAAAGGGTCCTAATGGGGGACGAGTAATGTGGTTTCCTCCGTATAATTTAAAGTTTAGTGAGAATGTATCTGTAAATTGGGAGGGCTCTGACTTTATTGGAAGGGGTGAGAAGATTTATACTTATAACAATACAGATAGAGGTGGGCAATTAGAGTTCACCATATTAGTGGACCATCCATCTGCCATAGACAAGTGGGGAAGATATGCAGATGAGAATGTGAAGGAAAATGAGGAACAATTGTTGAGATTTTTTTCTGGTGAAGATAATCTAATAAGTTATATCGCTAATTCTAAAAATAATGTACAGGAAGAAACAGCCAGCCCTTCAACAGATGCTCAGCCAACAAAAGAACCATTTACGATTAAATATTGGCTATTTTTCCCTTGGGGATTATCTGGATATGATTGGATGACACGGCCAAGCGAATTGCTTCAATATTTATGGGGAGGAAAAGGTAGTGGTGCAGGATATGAAAAGGGGAATGGGGTTCATTTAGTATCGGCTTTATCTGACGAATTAAAAAAGAAGGGGTGGAAATATGAGACTGATTTATCAAATATAAATGTAACAGATGTCAGCAAAGAAGATACAGCGTCGTATGGCTTTAATAATACAGACGATTTTTATAATAAAATAATAAACACAGGAAGTACATTATTAAGGGAATCTGTTGAATGCTCGGAATTATCAAAGAATGAAATTCAAGATACAATTTTCTCATTTGAAGACCTTATAAATGGAGACCTATATTCTAAAATAAATCTTTCTGGATATAGTGAAGATTATGATGTAAAGATAAAAGTTAAGGGATATGATGATGTTAGCCAGACAACTGCAGACGATAGAGGTAGGTTTATATATAGATGGCTTTTAAAACAGCAATTAACTGATGCTGAGAATATATCTTATGAGAAGGGAGAATTGCTTGATACTGGGTTTGCGGATAAGGTAAATTCAGAGGAATCAAAACTCGCAAGAAGGGTATGTGTGGAAGTTGATTTTATCCCCAAGGCAGAAATAAAACCAAATATTGGCGGGGAGGATGCTTTTGAGGAAATTTTCGCACAAGCACAAGAAGAAACAAATAGGGCAGTCGAGGAGGCCCTTGCAAGCATTAGCAATATTATTCCTGTTGTTGATGTGGAAAATGGTGAGAATGAATATAATTATTTCAAAGACTTAACAACAGAAGACCCTATTGTAATTAAGAACATTGTTAAAAAAGTGAAATATTTCAGTCCTGCGTTCCATAGTATTACGCCAGAAGGGTATAATTCAAGATTGACCTTCTTACATCAATGTACAAGACAAGGACCTACTAATATAGGTGATAGTACCAAGGCGGGGAATCTTGCATTCGGAAGACCGCCAGTATGTGTATTAAGGATAGGGGATTTTTATAATACAAAAATTATAATTGAATCAATGAGCATAACCTATGAATCAGATGGGGGAATTCAGTGGGATATGAATCAAGAAGGTATAGGTTTACAGCCAATGTTGGCAAATATATCAATTGGTTTTAAGTTTCTTGGGGGAAGTGACCTTGGAGGCCCTATTGCAAGGCTTCAAAATGCAGTATCTGAGAATTTCTTCGCCAATACAAGTGTATATAGTGAAAGGGCTGATTATAGAGAATCAGATAGTACAAAAACGAAGGTAATAAATATAACAGAAGCAAATCCAACACACCAGGAATATGAGTTATAATAGATATACATTGTTTAATTCAAATGGGGAGATAGAATCAGTTCCATTTGGAAAAATTCCCGTAAAGGATAGTGATTTTTATGAGACATACCAAAGGGGCAAGACAAGATTAGATATTTTGTCATATAACTATTATAAAGATAGTAGTTATGGGTGGCTTATTCTTCAAGCAAACCCAGAATATGGTGCATTGGAGTTTGATATTCCTGACGGGGTAACTTTGAGAATTCCTTATCCCTTAAATACAAGTATTACAGATTACGAGAATTCGATTAAAGAATATAAAGAACTATACAAGTAAAAAGATATGCCAGAAGAACACGGAAGGTTTGTATATGTAGAACCCAATGATATGGAGAACAGAGGAATAAGCAACATAATGCAGTTTTCCCCTGAGGATTATTGTATATCAGTAGGGTTAGAGATTGAAGTAATGGATAGATATGCTTATGGCTCGTCCAATGGGGCATATAAAATGCAATTTAGTTCAGATAATGGCTCTGTTTCTTTCTTCGGGGGAAAAGGCGGTGATAATGAAAAACAAGGGTTTTTGTCAACAGATTTCACCAATGTTAGTGCAAACGATGCGAGAAAAGAAGGGATAAGAGAGTGTTTGGGGGTTGATTCTATACAGATAACTTATAATTCATGGATGTACCCTGAAGTTACGGTGGTATTCACTGATGTTCGAGGCAGTGCCCTTTTTATGCCACAGGATAAGGGACTTAAGATAAAAACAAATACCGAAACAGGAGAAAAAGAGGCTGTAATGGATGGGGGCTCGTTCTTTAAGTCGTTATTCACATTTCCATATCCGTTATTCAAACTTTCAGTTAAAGGTTTTTATGGAATGGAAGTAACATATAAATTAACAGTGTCTAAATTTACTTCTGAATTTGATTGTGAACGAGGTTTCTTTACGGCAACTGTTAATTTTATAGGATATATGTATGGAGTATATACAGATACGCCTATGTCATTTTTATCAATTGCACCCTATATAGACAATAAAGCATATTGGAATGAACAGGTCAGTGCAGGAAAATTTATGTTTGAAAGTTGTGTTGATAGTGATACAGTTTCGAAGCACCCAATGATGACAATTCCAGAATTCAGGGCATTAGTATCACAAGCGTCAGCAAAGGCTCAAAAAGCAAGTATGCAGAGTTCAGTGGGCATATTGTACACAACGGCTAATGAGAAAAAGTCTAAATTAGAATCATTTAAAGCCAGATTCCCAATTACAGAGGGATTAGGTGGAACTTGGGGAAAAAAGGGAAATTTATACATTAGTAAATATTATGGTGGCGAAGCCATTTTAAACAGTACATTAGGAAATGCTTTTTCCAATTTCATAACCGATGTATCTGCTTTTGAAACTGCTTATACGATGAATATCAGCAGTTCTCTAAACAACATATCGAAACAATTAGTATATGATGAGAAAACTAAGAATTATTGTATGTTTCCTCTGTACAAATTTGTTAAGACTGATGATAATATAGAGGTATATGAATTGAAGTATAATACTACCAAAAAGGAATTTCAGACAAATTATAGTTTAGGAGGCGACGCTGCCAAAAATAAGATAGAAGAGTGTGAAATAAAAATAGAGGATTTCACTAATGAAAGGGACACTATATTTGCTTATTATTTTATAAGTAATTTCGATGATGTGGTAACAAAGCAAATAGAGGTTTTATCAAAAGAATCTAAGACATTCGAAGACAATTTGCATAGTGAGCAGATGAATCTTATTAGAAACTTATTACAATTTGATTTGTCGATTGAGAATGTTTTTAGATTAATATTCGCACATTATGAGACATTTATTCATCATTATTATCTATGTCTTGACAATATAAGGGAAGAAGGAAGTAGTAGAAATAAAGAAAATTTTGAAGGATATGACAAAACTGATGTACCAAAGGAAAGATTAGAGAAGGCACCTTTTCCTCCTTTTACTGCATTTTATAAAAAAGATGAAAATGGAGTGGGGGAAAGACAACTAACCTTTCCTGTGTATAAATTAGGGGAAGGGGGGAGAACGACAGAAGAAAAATTTATTGAAAGTCTTCTTGCTGCTTCAGAAATGTATTTAAAGGCTGATACGGAAAATCAGAAAGAAACTGATAAGGTTTTTGAAATGCTAAAAACAGGTGATGAAGGACAGCCTGATATAAGCACATTTGTTCCATTAACATTGAATGACTATATTCAGAGAGACAAGGGCTATAATCCCTATTCAGAGGTATTTTCAATAAATGATAATGATAGGTGTGCAGAACTTCTTATTTCTATATTTTATTTACGAGCATATTATTTCCTTTACATGTTTGATGGTAAAAACACAGGTTCAGGCGGATATTTTTTAGATAATGGGGTTTTAAACAAGTTTGTAAAGTTAGAAGCAGATAATTTTTATTTGGCAAATCCCCAATTTAGTAAGACATTTAAAAAGGCGATAAAGGGGTTAAAAAGAGATGATGGGTATGATTGTGTCACAAAGAAAAACGGGTCAAAAATATGGGAAATTTCTACCGATTGCAATCCATTAATTGAAGAAAAGGATAATGAAAGTAGTTGGGAACATGTTATTTCCAGATGGATAAATTTGGGAGATGGCAAAACAGCATTCCCAGTAGGAAACTTTAATATAAACACAATAATGTCAGATAAGGAAATGGGCGAAATATCTGGCAGTGATAATTATATTATTTTTAAAGGTGACAAAATTGTAAACGAGAATGGCTTTTTCGTGAACACAAATGCTTCTTTTTTTGATAATATTATCAGTGGTGTAAATGAAGGTAGTTTTAAAAAGATGTTTAACGCAACTATTGCACCCAATTTCATAAGTGATGAAATTTTTAAGAAGGCATACTGCTTGCTATATGGCGAAAACAATCGTTTGGTAAACAATATTTTTTATGGCTTAAATGATAAGCAAGTGTGGGAAGCAAAAGATATTACCGATATAAGTAATCGCAATATGATTGGGTGCGGAACTTTAAATAGTGGGAAACAACTTGTATCTTTTAATAGTATTTACAACGGAAAATATGATGAAAGTTATAGTGTTTTTTCTTCTCCTGCATATAAAAAACAAGGTAATATTTTGGCAAAGGCGTATTTGTTCTTATTTGCAACTCCGATAAGTGATGATTATATGAGGGAAGTTGTAAGCCATAACAACTGCGTTGTTTTAAATTCAGCGTTATTAAGGGAAGGGGCCTACTATTATTTTTCAGGCTCATCCATAGCAGAAGTCATAGTGCTTGAAGACGGGACAAAAGAATGGAAATATGAAGAGGGTGAAATTCCTATTATAGAGAAGAATAAAACCCTATGTTTCTTAAAGGAAGATAGTAAGACAAATTACCTTAAATGGGATTACGCTGAAACATCCAACGGAAGGAAAACTGCATTAATAAAATATTTTAAGGAGTGGGCAAATAGTAAGTTTAATGCAATAGATATGTATTGGCGAGATAAAAATATTGGAGGTTTTGATAAAGCATTATTTGAGTTCTACACTGAAAAAGTTACAATTTTAGATTATTGTAATTCAATTAGGCGAGATATTACTAACGACTACTACTTAGGAAAAATAGGTGGCTTATGTGCTGATTTTATAAAAAAAATTAAGTATAAATGTGATGCTATTAAAGACGAGAATATAAATAACACGCCAGTGGCTTTAGATATGCCATCAAGTAGTAAAGATTTAAAATTATCATTATATATGAACCTTAAAAATCTTTATGACAAGTGGTTTTGTTCTCGTGATAGGGAAACTTGGTATCTAAATAATGAAGATGGCGATTTTCAGAATTTTGAATACATAGATTCATTTTACAATAAGATAGGAAAAAGGTTTATGGTGAATGGTAGTCATGTAAATGAAATATTGGCTTCCATAGTTCCAAGTATTCAGTCGATTAGTGCTAATACACTAACAACATACAATCAGATGTCTTTTTATGAATTTATGAACGAAGTGTGCCAAAAGAACAATATGGTATTTATGGCATTACCTCAAAAATTCGGAAATGGAGACACAATCACAACGAGCCAAATGAAAAACGCATTCACCCCGTGGCCGTATTCTGCTCTCCAAAAGGGACCTAATAGTAAGAAAGTAAAGAATAGTTATGTTTGCATTTATGCATACAGACCTTCAGATACATTAAATATAGCAGATGAAGATGGCGATTATGCATATGCTGATGATAGTTTCTTAATTACAAATGATAGTTCCCTCCCTGTTTCTATAAGTAATATGGATGGGGAACGAATACCTGCATTTGGTGTATCTTTCGCAAGGCAAGACCAAAGTATGTTTAAGAGAGTATCACTCAATATGGAGGATAGACAAGAAACAGATGTTTCAATTGCAACAACAATAGGTATTTCACAACAAGGAACAATGGAGCCACGAGAAACAACAATGTATGGACAAGACATATATAGGGTCTATGCGGGATATTCATATTCTTGTCAAGTGGAAATGATGGGAAATGCACAGATAATGCCATTAATGTATTTCCAACTTAATAATATTCCAATGTGGAAGGGTGCTTATATGATTACAAAGGTAGAACATAGTGTTAGAGCCAATTCTATGGTGACGACATTTACAGGTGTTAGACAGAGTAAGTTTGCAACGCCATTAGCCAATGGAGAATTATATTTCACAGATTCGGAAGGAAATGTGTATACTACAAGCAACAGATTATCAGAAGGAATACCATTTTCTCCAAAAACTCTAACAGTTAATGTTAGGGTAGTAAGAGAAATATTTTTAGAAGATAGAACAATAGGCAAAATGTATATTGATGGTAAATATGTATGTGATACTTTGGAAAATAAGGATAGAGGGCTTACAAGTTCAATGGAGAAATTCGAGGTTAAAAGTAAAAAAGTAGACAAGGAAACCGCAATACCATACGGAAAATATAATTTAACATCAAGCATATTTTCGCAAAAGTTTGGAAAGAGAGAGTTTTATATTTTTACTGGTGGATATTTGCCAAGGGTTATGAATGTTACAGGTTTTGATGGGATTTTGATTCATGTGGGCACAAAACCAGAAGACACAGATGGGTGTATTTTAGTTGGGCAATATAATAGTGATTCCAATACCTTACAAAATTCAAGAAAGACTTTTATTGATATTTATGACATATTAGGCAAATGTAAGGATGATTCAACGATTACAATAGAGAAAAAAATTTAGATTTGTCTTTAATAATATTTTTTGTATATTAGCGTTATGCAATATATAGGAAATATAGTAACAAAGACCATTTTTGAAGATAAGGGGTATTATAATGTAGTTAGTGATATTAAAGACATTATAACGGACATTCCTACACTAATAATAGGTTGGGGATTAACGAAATCGTTTTTCCCCAACGCTAATATTTTAGAGCACAGAATAAATAGCAATATTTACTGGACATTCGGAAAACGTGAAAAAAGAGACAAAATGGAGGTAGATATTGTGAAATTTAAGACAATTTCGATTGAATTTTTGTGTAAATCCATACCATATTCTTTTTTTAATGCTCTAACAAAAACAAAGGAGGAAAAGACAGATTTCTTTAATAGTGTTTCAGATAAGGAAGAAAAATCTTGCTTTTTCTACAATGATATGGCTTATATATATTATAAAAATAAGAGAGAAATTATAGGTACATCAATTCGTGATATTGTATATGAAAACGGAAATGCTGATAAATTCCTTAGTTTTTTGAAAAACACGGCATCAGTAAGTATAGTAGATAAAAACAGTGATACACAAAACATTAATTTTTTACTAAAAAACAATATATATCTAATGTCTTACATCTTGTCTTGATATTTTTTGTAAAATCAAACTATTTATTATAAAAAAGCATAGTTATGGCAGTAAAACAAATAATTAAAAGAATTAGAAGAGAGGATTTTTATCGTCCTGGCTTTGAAAGTGAGGTAATTGCTGCACCTATAGAGGAGGCTATGCCTTCACAGAAGAAAAATAAAAGCAAAAAAAATGATGAAGATATGACTAACGAGGAAATTAAGGCTGCTGAAGCACTAGCACAGAATTTCGCACCTGAGGTAAAGGTTGTTAAGAAAGACCGTGGACTTATTGAAAGAACTGAGTCGTCTAAAATAGTTCTTACCGAAGATAATAGACAAGTACTTTCTGACTAATTATGGACAAGAAATATCTCGAAAGATATAATCTCCTTGAAGCAAGAGAAAAATATCAAAGAATACTTGAGTATATCAGCCCTAATTCTTTTGTAGAAGAAGAGGGGGATGAAGAGCAGTCTGCAGACCCTTCTATGGGTGGAGGAATGCCCCCTATGGGCGGTGGCCCTAACGCGATGGGAGGAGACCCCAGTATGGGAGGAGGAATGTCCCCTATGGGTGGTGTAGACCCTAATGCAACGGGTGCAGACCCCAGTATGGGAGGAGGCCCCAATGCAATGGGAGACCCTTCTATGGATGGGCAAGGACAAACGCCAGAGGGTTTGGCTCCACAGGGAGGAGAAATGGAACAACTCGGTGCAACAGCAGATACAGACCCCAATGCGGGCGTTGGAGACGATGAAGAAGTTATAGATGTTGACGACCTCACAAATTCACAGGAAGCGACAGAGGAAAAAATTGACAGACTCTCAGATAAATTTGAAAAACTTATGGGAATGCTTGATAGTTTTGAATCAAGGATTGACGCAAGTAATGAGAGGATGGAAAGTTTAAGAAGTGAAATTGAAAAAAGAAATCCTTCACCTGTTGAAAAAATGTCGTTAAGGTCAACAAAGTCTTCTCCTTACGGAGAAACACCAGAAGAGTGGTGGGCAAATAATGCACCAGAAAATTATAGTCCTGAGGATGATAATAACGGGGCACATGACCCACAGTATCAGATTACAAAATCAGATATTGATAATATCAGCGATTGGGGTAATATAGCAAAGTCAATGAATGACGATAATTTATCCATAAAGGATATGTTCGATTTTTAAACAAAATACGGCTAAAAATCTAGCCGTATTTTGTTTGTTTTGAAAAACTTTTTTTGTATATTTGTTTTGAGCATTCAATTGGAAATGCTTATTTAATATTTAATTTTGAAAAGCCCGTAGGGAAGCGGGTAAAGGCGTGGAGGGAAGAGGTTACGAACCCGATGAATCGCTGAGGTAGAAAGTTGGTATCAACAAGTATATCATTCCTTTTAATAATAATTTATGTAAAAATTTAGTTTAAAATGGGAAATTTAGTAAATTTGCCAAACATTACTCCAGAGTCTCTTGTTGAAGAGGAGTCTAAACAAAATTCAACACCGCAGAACAGTAAGTTCAGCACACAAAATTATCTTAACACAAGAATTGAGGAAGGACAGACAAAGAAAACTGTCACCATTAGGCTTCTTCCTATGGACCTCAAGACAGGCAATCCTTTTGTAAAGGTGCATATGCACAATGTTAAAGTTCCAAAGGAATTAGTAGCAGACGGTGCGAAGCCCTTCAAGTCTTACCTCTGCCTTTCAAAGAATGCAGACATTGACCATGAGAGATTTGGTCATAAGTGCCCTTTCTGTGAAATTAATAAGAACGCCTACGATAACTCAACTAAGGCAACCGACCCTCTTGAAAAGAAGAATTGGCAGGAAATTTCTCTTGCAAATCTCAGTAATGAGGCTGTAATTGTGCGTTGCATAGAGCGTGGAAAGGAAAATGAAGGCGTTAAGTTCTGGAAGTTCAATCTCCGTAATGACCAAAAGGACCCTTATCATGCAATTATTGACCTATTCAATCAGAGAAAGAGTGAGGCAGAAGCGCAGGGTCGTTCAGAAAATATCCTCGACATCTATAATGGATATGACCTTACAATCACATTTACACAGGGACAGCCAGTACCTCCTCCAACAGTAACAGATGCTAAGTATCCTTCGCCGCTTTCAAATGACGAGGAACAGATGAAGGCATGGATTTATGATGAAAAGAGGTGGCAGGATGTGTTTACTCCTAAGGATTATAATTACCTTTCACTTGTTTCACAGATGAGAGTTCCTTGGTTTGATAAGGCAAACAACGTTTGGGTTGATAAGGAAGAGTGGGAAAAGACTCACAAGAAGGATACAACCGAGGCTGATAAGAAAATTGAAGAAGCAAAGGAACAAATTTCACAATCTGCAAATAATAAAGAAGAGAAACTTACTGTTGAATTTATTGATGAGACAGCAAATGACGACCTTCCGTTCTAATATATGAATGGCACCTTGAAATATAGGTGCCTTCTATTAGGTTTTTATGAGTAAGGGAAAAATTTTATTTAAGTACGGATGTATGGGCGCTGGAAAAAGCCTATTACTTTTATCAACAGCATTCAATTTCCAAGAACATTCTATACCTTTCATTATACTTAAAAGTTCTATTGACACACGAGACGGAAAAGATGTTATTCATAGTAGGGCTCTTGGCGATAGAGAGTGTGTAAGCGTTTCTCCAACAGACAATATTTTTACAATTGTTTCGACATTTAAATCAATGTCAGATGCATCTTGTACAGAATTCGTTAAATGGATATTGGTGGATGAAGCACAGTTTCTTACAGAAGAACAGGTTGACCAACTTGCAGCAGTGGCTGATAGATATCAACTTAATGTTATCTGTTATGGTTTAAGAACAGACTTTAAAACACATCTATTTCCAGGCTCAAAAAGACTATTTGAAATAGCAGATTCAATTGAAGAAATAAAGTCAAGTTGCTTTTGTGGTTGCAAAACAATGTTCAATGCAAGGGTAAATAATGGAGAAATTGTTACAGACGGAAATCAGGTTGAAGTTGGGGGTGATGATAGGTATGTTTCACTTTGTAGAAAGTGCTATTACGAAAAGACGGGGCATCCACTTTACAAAAAAGATAATTACGAAGAATAATATGAGATAATTTTTAAAAAATTTATGGGACAACCATTAAAGAAGAAAGAAGTAAAGAAAACTTCTTTGTCAGATATTAAGGCTAAGATGGGACTTATGCCAACAAAGGATTCAAGCAATGCTGATAAGGTGATGGAGTGGCTTGATATGCCACAAGCATATAAGGACGCATTGAAACTTCCAGGAATACCTATGGGATATATTACTACAATAGTAGGACACTCAAATACGGGTAAATCAACATTGGTAAATCACGCTGTGGTAGCAGCACAGAGACAGGGACTTATTCCTGTAATTTATGATACTGAGAATAACTTTGATTTCAAGTATGCTATGGATATGGGAATGAAAGCCAATCCAATTGAAGGTGATATTGAAGTTGAGACAGTTAATGCTGAAACTGGGGAAGTTGAAATTCGCACAGAAAAGGGTACAGTTGCCTATGACGGCGAGTTCTTCTATTTTAACAATGCAATGCTTGCGGAAAGATACGGAAAACACGACTATGCAACAGGAAAAGATGTTGCAAAGGGAAGAACAGTGGCTGTTATCGAAGATATTGCTTATAGCATTAACGAATTTCTTGATTTACAGGATAGTGGAGAATTTCCTTTTGGCTTCGTGTTTATTTGGGACTCAGTAGGTTCAATATCTTCATTTAAGAGTTTTAATTCAAAAGCCAATAACGCAATGTGGGATGCGGCGGCAATCAGCGTTGCTTTCAATACAATAGTAAATGACCGTATTCCTCGTTCAAGGAAGGTTTCTGCGAAGTATTCAAATACTATGATACTTGTAAATAAGGTGTGGCTTGATTCTATGACAAATCCTGTTGGCCCTCCTAGTCTTCAGTTAAAGGGTGGTAATTCAATCTTTTATGCAGCAAGACTTATTATTTTGCTCGGAGGACAGTTAAAGGCATCGGTAAAGAAACTGACAGCAATCGCAAAGGGGTTGAGTTATAATTATGGAATTCAGACCAAAGTAAAGGTTCTTAAGAATCAGTTGCCTAATCCATATACGGTTACTTATGAGGGGGAAGTTATTTGTACACCCCACGGAATGATTGGGACAGAAAAGGAAATTGTTGATGCTTATAGAAAAGAACATATGGGCGATATTCTAAAGCAACTTAATGAACTTGGAGATGGGAAGGTATCTGAAAAAGACGAGATTACATATACCTCAGAAGAGGAAGAAGTGATTGGTTAAACATCATTAAGGCGAAGGGACTTGTTTCTTTCGCCTTTTTTACGTATATTAGTGTAAAATATTGTGAAAATGGGGCAACCAGTTAGAAAAAAAATAATAGAACAGCATCCAGAAATAGCAGAGAAACCATTCTATACATTATTAATTGATGGCACAAATCTTTTGAGAATATGTTTTGCTGATAATAAAGTAAATAACAAGGGTGAACATATAGGGGGAATTGTACAATTTTTTGTGCAAATCCGTAAAATGCTTGCAAAGAAACAATATGATTATATATATGTTTTCTTTGATGATGAAGATAGTGGTATTTTGCGATTTAATATATATAATGGATATAAGGCTAATAGGGATAAGAAGTATGCAGAGCACGCTTTTTTATCAGAGTATGGCAAAGCATATGAGGCAAAATTGAAGGAGTGGCGAGATAAGCACGCAGGAAAGAAGAAATATGTAGGGAACGATGATACAAAAGCATATATTGAGAAGTATAAGCAAGGTAAAGTATCAAAGGAAACATTAATTTCTCGATTCGGTGAAAAACAGGGAAAGGAAATGGCAAGAGAGGCTGAAAAAGAAATTTTGGACACAAATTTTAAGAGGGAGAGAGATTTTATCCTTAAATGTTGTAACGAATTGTACATTAGGTGGATTTTTAATGATGTGACAGAAGGGGATGATTTAATATCATATTATGTTCAACATAAGAAGCCTGAAGAAAGAATAGTTATTATGTCAACAGATGAAGACTTAACGCAATTAATATCCGATACCGTGTGCGTTTATAACAAGAAGATAGATAAGTACCTTTCAAAAGAAAATTATCAGCGATTAAGGGGATTTCCTGTTGAAAATGTTGTTATTAAAAAGATAATGTGCGGAGACACTTCTGATAATATAAAAAATATTGCGGGATTAAGTGAGGATGGGCTATTCAATCTTATACCAGAAATGAGGGAAAGGCCAGTTACGGTTGAAGAAATTAAATTAAGAGCACAATCTTTAATTGACGAGAGGATAGGTGAGAAGAAAAAACCGCTAAAAGTACACGAAAATATTGTGAATGGCGTATGTAATGGTGAATATGATGGTGATTTCTATGATATTAATAGAAAATTAGTGGATTTATCACAGCCATTGCTATCGGAAGAAGGGGAGGATGAAATAAGGTCTATGATGTATGAATCACAAGACCCAGAAGGACGCTCATTTGAGAACCTATATAAATATATGGTGGAAGATAATATTGACGATTTTAAGGACGATAAACATTTTGCGACATTTTTTGAACCGTTCAAGGATTTAGTCAATAAAGAAATTTTCAGATATAAGAAAGCAAATAGATAGTACCTTTGGTTTTAAAAAATATTTTTGTATATTAGACTTACAATTTATTATATATTTTTGTTTAACAATTTAAAAAAGAAAAAAATGGCAGAATTTAGAAAACAGCCTGAAACGGTAAGGGATTACCGTGAAAGATTTGAGTTTAAACTCACAGTAGGTGACAATATTATTTGTCAGCGTTATTTCAAAATTAACAACTTTAATCCGCGTTCATTGAAGTCATTTGAACTTGCAGATGCGATTCGCGGTTGTGCAGAGACAATTAACAAGGACCTTAAGTCTAAGACACAGACTTATCTTGAGATTTTTGCACCTAAGGTGTTTAACACAGTAGAAGAGATGAATGAATATTTTAAGGATGGTAAGCATTCTTCAGATATGAGGCTTGGCAACGGCATTGTTGTTAAGAATTCATCAGTGGATTATGTATGGGGAAAGAACAACGCCCCTATTCCTTGTCAGTTTAAGTTTGACGATGGTGAACTTTACGCACCTATTACAAACGAGAACGTTGTTACTTATAAGTTCGCTTTCTGCGTTGACGGAAGAGAAACTTGTACAACTTGTTGGGAGGGACTTTACCCTAAGTATATTAGGAATTCAATCGACCTTTCAAATAAGAGAGGTAAGCAGGACCCTGATGATATTTCAAGGCTTAGTTTCGAGCAGTACCTTGATTATAAGGTCGTAGAGGGTCGTTCAGACCTTGTTTGGGGCCTTATTAAGGATATTTGCTATGTTTGTAGTGTACAGGATAATGATTGGTATACCGTATCAGATATGGGATATAGCAACATTCCTGATTATAGTATGTGGTTCAAAAAGGAAAGTAAGTAATTATGGGAAAATCTGTTGATAAAAGCAATCTTGGGTATTTGGGAATTGATTTCCAGTATAAGCTCGTAAAGTGCTTTATCGAAGAACCTAATTACTTTGACGAAATTTACAATATTGTTGACCAAAGTGCCTTCACAGATGCCCTTCTTAGGACATTTGTGGGGGTATTGAAAGACTATTACAAATCTAATAATTTAGTTCCTAGTTATGAAGTCATTAGGATACCACTAAGAGCAAGTGCTAATAGTGAAATAGAACTTGAAGAATGGGATTCTTTGATAGATAAACTGAAGTCTACAAGCATTGAGGGATATTTATTGGTAAAAGAAAATGCTTTAAAGTTTTTTAAGCAACAAAGAATTATAAAGGCCGCTAATAAAATTCTCGAAAAGGCAGGAAACGGTGACTTGGAACATTACGAAGAGTGCCAAAAAATCTTGGAGGATGCACTTGAAGCGGGTGATACGGAAGACCTCGGTCATTCCATTTTTGAACTCGAAGAAGAGGCTTTGTCCAATGACTATACAATTTCAATTCCAACAGGTATTGACGGCCTTGATGAATATCTCGGCGGGGGTCTTGACAAGGGTAAGATTGGATTGTTTATGGCTGCTCTTGGAGTAGGAAAAACAACTTTTTCAACAGCAATTGCATCAGCAGCTGCGACTTCAAGAAGTATTCTTAATAATAATGAGGGGTGGAAAGTTTTACAAATTTATTTTGAGGATGATAATGTAGATATTACACGAAAGCATTATTCACGACTAACAAAAGTTGAAGCGTGTGACATACGCAAGTGTGATATGGCACAAAAAGAGGAAATCCGTGAAATGCTTAATAGGCATCCTGATAGAGAACTCTTGAATAAGAACCTTAAAGTATTGAAACTAAGAACGGGTGAGGTTACTCCGTCGAAGATTGAACAGATTATTAAAAAGTTAATAAACAAAGGGTTTAGGCCTGATGAAGTTATTATTGACTATTTTGAATGTATGGAGTTTGAGAAAGGTGGAGGACCTAACGAGTCCGAGTGGAACAAGGAAGGTCGCAATATGCGTAAACTTGAGAATATGGCAAAGGACCTTAATATGGCTATTTGGGTTACTTCACAGGGAGGTAGAGATAGTATTATGTCCACAATAGTAAATGCTTCACAAGGTAGCGGTTCTATTAAGAAGCAACAGATTGTGCAAGTTATTGTAACGGCTGCAAGAAATCTTGAATCACAAAATCCATATTCAGCGAACTTAGCACTTGTCAAAAACAGAAGCGGAAAGTCGGGTAGAGTGTTTGAAAACGCTGTTTACGATAATGGTACAAGTACTATATCTTGCTCAGAAGTAAAGGTCTACGATAATGCACTGGAGTGGAAAGAGGAGGAACAAAAGTCAAAGGAAAGGCTCAGAAATGAGATGCTTAGAATCGCCGCAAACGGCAGTGGAAATTAATTTTAATTAAAGATGGTGAACATCAAACACTTACCATCTTAGGACAACAAAATAGGGAAGATTTGGACTTTTTTGATTGAAAGTTTATTAAATTTTCCCTATTTATTTTAAAAGGAATAATATATGGAAGTAAGAAAAAGTAATGGCTCTTTTGAAGAGTTTGATAAAGAAAAAGTGAAGTACAGCGTTTGTTCTGCATATATTGCGGCTGGTGAAGAGTGTGATGAAGTTATCCTTGATGCTATTATGGGTGGCCTTTATATCTACGATAGAATTACAACAATGGAAATTGAGAGACAGGTGTCTGAAATATTGATGTCCATTAACAAGAAGGTTGCTCGTAAATATCTTGATAAGGCAAATGATAAAAGGCCTCTTAAGAAGAACGATGACTTTGTAAAGAATTATATTACGGCATCTAACGCTGCAACTGGGTCTAAATTTGACTCTAATGCTAATGTATCAAATAAGAATATTGTTACTCTTGGGCAAGAAATTCATAAAGGTGAGAATATTCAGCAGAATAGATATATTATGCATAATAAGATTAAGAATCTTTACAGCAAAAAACTTGCAGACCAATACATTTATGACCTTGAGCATCATGTGATTTATCGTCACGACGAGTCAGGTACTCCTGGTTTTCCTTATTGCGTAGCAATTACGATGTATCCATTCCTAACAGATGGACTTTCAAAATTAGGTGGTATTTCAGTAGCACCTACTGATTTAAAATCTTATTGTGGCGAATTTATTAATCTCGTTTATTCTGTTTCATCGCAGTTTATGGGGGCAGTGGCAACACCAGAATTCCTTATGTATATGGATTATTTCATTCGTAAAGATTATGGTGAAAACTACCTTGAAAGACTTGGTGAAGTTGTAGAAAATAATAGAAAATCAAGGACACTTGAACAGGTTATTGAAAACTATTTTCAACAGGTGGTTCATAGTATGAATATGCCAGCAGGTAACCGTGGATATCAAACAGTCTTTTGGAATGTGGGCTACTTTGATAAGCCTTATTTTGAAGGGGTGTTTGGCGAATTTGTTTTCCCTGATGGAACAAAGCCAGTATGGGAGACACTTTCTTGGTTGCAGAAAAAATTTATGAAGTGGTTTAATCATGAGCGTGAGAGATATGTGCTTACATTCCCTGTCGAGACAATGGCAATGCTTACAGATGGAAATGATGATTTCGTAGATAAGGAGTATGCTGATTTTACTGCTGAAATGTGGGCAGAAGGCCATAGTTTCTTCTGTTATCTTTCAGATAGCCCAGATAGTCTTAGTAGTTGCTGCCGATTGAGAAATTCTTTAAAGGATAGTGAAAATACTGATGAGCACAACCATACAACGCATCAGTTCTCTATGGGTACAGCATCAGTAGCAACAGGCTCAAAGTGTGTTATGACCATCGACCTTAATCGTGCAATACAGGACGCTACATTTAAGTATTATGAGGATAAAGGTATTTCATATAAGCGTGGAGAACAATTAAAGAAAGATGCAAACCGCGAAGAAGTTTATGATTATATCAAAACATATCTTGCAGAACTTACAGAGAGAGTGCATAAGTATCTTGCATCATTCAATGCAATTGTAAAAGATTTTTATCAGGCAAGGATGCTTACTGTTTATGATGCAGGTTTTATTGATATGAAAAAGCAATATCTTACAGTTGGTGTTAATGGGCTTACTGATGCCGCAGAATTTTTAAGACTTGAGCCAAATCCCAATAAGGATTATGAATTTTTTGTAAATGAAATTCTCGAAACCATTAATAAAGTAAATAAGAAGGATAGGACCAGAGATTGTATGTTTAATACGGAATTTATTCCTGGTGAAAATGTTTCTTACAAGCATTATAAGTGGGACGAAAAAGACGATTACTATGTATCCCCGAAGCATATAATGTATAGTTCCTATTTTTACAACCCAGAAGATAATAGTCTTTCTGTTCTTGATAAATTTGAACTTCACGGAAAAAAGTATGTTCAGTACCTCGATGGTGGCTCTGCACTTCATATGAACCTTAACGAGCATCTTTCTAAAGAACAATATAGAAATCTATTAAAGGTTGCGGCTAGAAAGGGTACAAACTACTTTACATTTAATGTTAAAAATACAGTTTGTGAAGATTGTGGGTATATTAGCAAGCATACTCTTGATACTTGTCCCCATTGTGGAAGTAAAAATCTGTCTTATTTGACACGAATTATTGGTTACTTAAAGAAAGTATCTTCATTTAGCGAAGCTCGACAGAAAGAAGAAGGAGTAAGATTTTATACAAAGGAAAATGATGTTAAGTTATGATTAGATATGTTAAAGAAGATACAACAGTAGCATTTGCTGAAATCCCTAATGAGACCAGCCTTTGTCTTAACATCTCAAATTGCCAAAATTCTTGTGTTGGATGTCACAGTCCGTATTTAAAGAAAAATATTGGGGAATATCTTGATTATGCTGAACTTGATAAGTTGGCTAAGGAAAATGAGGGTATTACTTGTATTTGCTTAATGGGAGAAGGTAATGACTTTTGCGATATTATCCATTACGGTGCTTATATTCACAATATCTTAGGCCTAAAGTCGGCTGTTTATTCAGGAAGGGAAGATATTCCCGAAGCAGCATATTGGGATGTATTCGATTATATCAAAATTGGCCCATATAAGGCCGAATTTGGGCCCTTAAACTCAAAGACAACCAACCAACGCCTATACCATCATAATGGCGAGAAAGAGGCTGAAATTGAGATTAATGGGGTAAAGCATCAGGGATGGACTGATATAACTCACAAGTTTTGGGAAAAATGAGAAAACTCATAATAACAGAGGGCCAAGCAAAAGAGATACTTGGAGGGCGATTTTTAAGGGAAAGTAAGAGTGTGCTTGATATTTTTAATGTTAAGAGAACACCGTTATTGGAGGCTTATTATGCTACTTATCCCATAAAAAAGGTGGTGGAATACTTAACGAAACATTTTTACCTAAGTCAAGATTATCAAAATTTTTTGAATAATAGTGAAAAATATCAAGGGTTTATAACTATTACAGAGATGGAAAGTGGGGAAGAAAGTATTAGTTTAGTATTTCCTAACGGGGAATATCCTTTAAAAAAATTGGGTGAAGCGATGTCGTTATGTGGCTATTATGAAAGTGATAGAAAAAAGATAGGTGAAATTGGTGGGGTAGAGTATGTGAATATAAATTTTGAAAAACGCCATCAAGATAATGTTTCTGAAAAGATTAAGGGAGAGTATAAGTATCTTTATCATATAACTTTGAAAGAAAAAGAAGATAAGATAAGAAGAATAGGCTTGGTTCCAAAGGCGTATAATAAGCGAAGTAATCATCCAGAAAGAGTTTATTTAATACCAAGTAATAGCCCAATACCGTATTTAATGTTTCATTTTTATCAAGTAGGAAAAATGCTTTATCCTGATAAAAACAGTTTTATTGTTTGTGGCATTGAGACTAAAGATTTGGATTGTGAATTTCATTTTGACCCCAATATGGAAAGTGCAGTATATATAACTGAAAATATCTCGCCACAAATATTGCACATAAAAGATATAATTGTTAAAAACCAAGCATAATGCTTGGTTTTTTGTTGCCTATTTCAAATATTTTTGCTATTTATTTAAAAATGCGTTTTTGTCATGACAAGTAAATACGAAAAATATATTCCATTAATTAAGGAAGTCTGTAAAAAGAAGGGATTTGATATTGACCTCGAACACCCAACAACTATTCAGGATAAACTAAACTGGTATAATATCTACGATTATCCTTCAAGGAAAACCAATTGCACTGATAAATATTTATTGCATAAACATTCCGAGACAAAACTTGGAAAGGATTTTTGTATTCCAATGTATAAGGTATATAAGAATGTGCTTGAAATTGATTGGAAATCACTCCCTAATAAGTTTGTGATAAGGTGCAATCATGGTAGTGGAATGCATATTGTTGTCAGAGATAAAAGCAAGGCTGATATTTCGGGTATAATGGCTCAGTTAAATAAGTGGATGGAGGAAGATTATACTTTCAGAAATAATTTCGAGTTCTGTTATCACGAGATAGAGCATAGAATTATGGTTGAGGAACTTCTTGAAGACCCTTCACAGCCAAAGTTATTGCAGACATTCAGATTTTGGTGCTTCAATGGTAAGGTAAAGTTTATGTCAGTACAAGAGGGTGAGTTCGGCCCTATCAACCATTATGATGCTGATGAAAATTTTATGAAATGGTTATCAAGAACTGATTATCCTAGCCAATACAAGTCTGATTATTTTATTCCGTATAATTATGATGCAATGAAACTTTATGCAAGGAGACTTGCAGAGGACTTTGAATTTGCTTGTGTTGACTTTTACGAGGTTAATGGAAAACCATATCTAAAGAAGATGTGTTTCACGCCTAACGCCAATTATTTTCTATACAAAGAGGTGGAATCTAATTTTAAGGTTGGGAAAATGTTAACTTTGGGGATAAAGGGGGAGAATGAACACCAAGGAACATATAAGATGTTTGAAACATTGCTTCCAAAGCCACAGGTGAAGCCAATAGCAGCAGAAAAGTCCGTGGAAGTAAAGCCAAAAGTGGAGCAAAAGCCAGTTAATAGTCAACCACAACCGAAGGTTAATACCCAAAAGGTAGAAGCATTAATTGAGAAGAAGGTAAAAGAAATACTTCAAAAGAAAGTAAAAGAGGACGAGGCTAAAAAAGTGGTTAAGCCTGTTGGCAGACAAGTATATTACGGAAGTAATTTATTAAGCGGAGGCATTAGTAGCCCTTCAGATAATATAATACCAAAAGCATATCCTAAAAAGACGACATTTTTAGGTTCTAACGATGAATATTCTGTTTCTGATTCAGAGAAAATTATAGAGCAGAAGGGTAGTATGGAAAAGCCAGAAACTTCTCTTAAAATATCGTTATCTTCCATTTTTAAAGACGATGCACAAGCAATTGATTATCTAAAAACTGAGGTGTTGAAGGATAAAAGTATTTTCTGGGAGGTAAATAATGCTATTGAGGAAAATCGCAGAATGAACCTTATCAAGAGAGAAAGTGTGGAGAAGGTTATTTCTGATTATGTTTGGAAAAGCACAAACAGCATACTGAGTGAAGATATTGCCACGGAAGATGGTAGATTTATCCCACAAAAGTTTGAACAGCCTAAAAATATCATAGCAAGTGAAAATGTGGTATATGAGACCAATTTAACAACATACCAAAATAGTTTCAATCTTAATGGTATAAAGAAAGAGGTACCCATGGAGGTTGAAGTTGAGGAGGTAGAGGAGGAAAAGGAATTTTTCATTGCCGAGGGAAATAGTGAAACTATTAATCTTTGTATAATTCACTATAACACACCGAAATTGACAGAATGTCTTATTAGGAGTATAAACAAATTCACACCCAATTGTGTTATATATATATTTGATAATAGTGATAAGGAGCCATTTACCTATAGGCAGGATAATATAATTTATTTGGATAATACAAAGGGACAATATATTGATTTTGAAAAATGGTTACAGAAATATCCAAATAGGAAAAGGTCCCCAGAAGCGACGCATCAATTTGGTAGTGCAAAACATTGTGTAAGCGTGGAGAAGTGTATGGAATTGATTGACAAGAATTTCATATTACTCGACTCAGATATTCTATTGAAGAAAGATATTTCCGTATTTAATGATAATAAATATATATTCGTTGGAACAACAGAAAAACAGCCATTTGTAGGAATCAGTAGGGTACTTCCGTTTGTGTGTTTCATTAATGTTGACGCTTGTAAATTTTATGATGTCCATTATTTTGATGAAAATCGCATGCACGGCTTATTCAATAATGCAATTATTGCAAATGCAGACCATTATGATACTGGCGCAGCGTTCTTATATCACGCAAAGCCTTACCCACATAAAGAAATTGACTATAGGGGCTATATAGAGCATTTTAAGGGTGGCAGTTGGGAAAATATTTCTTCAAGACGAGGCAATCGAACAATGTCATCGAAAGATTGGCTTGCTAAATTCAAAAACTTATGGGACGACACCAAGCCATTCCGTAAAGTTGTTTATACTTGCATTACTGGTGGATACGAGAGTCTTAAGAAACCAAGTTATGTGAATGCTGATTTTGACTACATATGTTTTACTGACGCTGATATCAAGAGTGACTTTTGGCAGATAAGACCATTACCAAAGGAAACGGAGGGGTTAAGCAATGTTAAAAAACAAAGATATGTAAAGATTAATGCACATAAGGTGCTTCCAGAATATGACTTCTCTGTTTGGATTGATGGAAATGTTGACATCAGGGGAAATATTAATGAATATATTGCAGCAAACTGTCAACGAAGCAAAGGCGTAATTTCAATAGGAACGCACCCAGAAAGAGATTGCACTTATGAGGAAGCAAAGGCATGTGTTCATTACAAGAAAGACACAATGGACAATATGGCAGAGCAGATAGATTTCTACAGAAAAGAGGGACTTCCTGAACATTATGGGCTCGTACAGACTTGCATTGTGTTTAGATATCATAATGACGAACAATGTGTACAACTAATGGAAGAGTGGTGGAATGAACTATATTCCCATAAGAGTCATAGAGACCAACTTTCAATAAGTTATGTGCAATGGAAAACGGGAATTAGGATAAACAAGTTAGATAAATCAATTTTCAAAAATAAATACTTTTGGTGGGGGGTAACACACAGATGATGACAGAGCAACCGATTACAATTCAAGAAAAATTACAATGGCTTAAAGAGAATGATAAGAATCCATTGAAAGAAAAATGTAAGGACCAATTAAAACTAAGAGAATGCCTAAAGTCTGTTTTAGGCAAGGACTTTTGTGCACCTGCATTAAAGATTTATAAGTCTTCAGCATATATTGAATGGGATAAACTTCCAAAGAGTTTTGTTATTAAGTGTAATCTTAATGATAAGAGCATTTTTGTCAAGGATAAAGATTCGGCTAATAGGGGCAAAATTAATAAGGAAGTAGATTCGTGGCTTATTGATGAACAACATAAGATTGTAATTGAGAAATATGTTGTGGATAAAAAAGAGTTATTAAAATTTGGACTATGGTATTTTAGCGGGGAATTAAAATTCTATGAGGTGAAGGAGGGAGATAATGGAAGGTACTGCAATTTTTATGATACTCAAAATAGGTTCTTAAAAAAGTTTTTGGTAAAAGGGTATGTTAATGATGAAATGATTCAATTCCAAAGGCCCCCACATTTTGGCTTGATGAAAGAGTATGGAAAAAAACTTTCTAAGCCATTTAAATTTGTTATAATTAATTTTTATGAGGGTAATGGGGAACTATTTGTCGATAATTTTTGCTTTGAACCCTATGGCGGGGATTTTTCTTTCGAAAGGCCCGATATAAATCGTTATGTGGGGGATTTTCTCAATTTGGACTTAGAATTAAAGAAAAAGGTTATATATACTTGTATTACTGGCGAATATGAAACGCCTTATGTTCAAGAGTGTGAGAAACAGCCCAATTTTGATTATATTTGTTTTACAGATTCTAATATTCAGAGTGATTTTTGGGAGATAAGGCCATTGCCAAGAGGACTTGAGGGCCTTAGTAATGTTAAAAAACAGAGATGGATAAAGATAAATGCCCACAAGATATTGCCAGAATATGAATTTTCCATTTGGGTTGATGGGAATGTAAAAATGGGAGGTAATATGAATCAGTTCTTATCTGAAAACATAACGAATAAACCTTATAAGTTTTATGTCGGAACACATCCACAAAGGGACGATGTATATGAGGAAGGAAAGGCTTGCATAGAACTTAAAAAAGATACCCCCGAAAATATCCACAGACAGTTAGATATTTATAAGAAAGAGGGCCTTCCAAGTCACTATGGAATGGCTCAGACTTGTATGTTATTTAGATGGCATAATAATGAAGAATGTATAACATTAATGGAAGCGTGGTGGGACGAGATGGAGAAATACGGTCATAGAGACCAATTATCGTTTCCTTATGCATTATGGAAAACAGGAATTAAGATTGGATTCTTAGATAAGAAAATATTTAAAAGTGAATATTTTAGAAGAATTCCACATAATAAAAAGTAAAAATAGTAAATTATGATTACATACACAATAGAAAATGCTCAAAAACAAGGAATGAAAGTTGGAAAAAATGTGGGATTTACAGATACACCCAACTTTGGCTCAGAGCCTTATCTAATAGAAATTGGGGATAATACAACATTTAGTTTCGAGGTTGCCTTTGTCAATCACGATGCGGCGACACGTGTTATTAGACAACTTCCAGACGGCGACCCGAATACAATTATATATGGAAAAATAAAAATAGGTAAAAATTGCTTTATTGGGTGTAGAACTACTTTATTACCAGGAATAGAAATTGGCGACAATGTGGTAATTGGGGCGGGAAGTGTGGTCAATAAGTCAATTCCTTCAAATTCCATTGCTGCAGGAGTACCTTGTAAGGTAATATGTAGTTTAGACGAATATCGAGAAAAGCATCAGGATGATTTTTTATATATGGTAAATTTACCATATAATGAAAAAAAGAAATTCTTAACAGAGCATTTTGGTGATTAATAATAAGAGTTTAAAGTACATAAAGAATGAAAGATATTAAAGTTGCAATAGGTGCTATTGCTAAATGCGAAAACCTTTATATTCGTGAATGGGTGGAATACCATAAAAATCTTGGTATATATAAGATATTTTTATACGATAATAACGATATAGACGGGGAACGGTTTGAAGAAGTTATTGACGATTATATTAAAAATGGCTATGTTACTATAGTGGATTATAGGGGGCGTAAGAATGACCCTAATGGAGATTTACATCATATGCATATAAATCTCCAATCACAAATGTGCAACCATTGTTATAAAATAGTTTCTGAAGAATATAAGGAAATTGATTGGCTTGCTATTATTGATATTGATGAATTTATTGCTTTCAGCAATGAATTTAAGAACATAGGTGAATTTTTATCACAGGATATATTCAAGGATTGCGAATGTGTAAGGCTTAATTGGAAGATGTATGGGGATAGTGGGTATTATAAAGTCGAAAATGGTAATTATTCAGTTGCAAGATTTAAAGAGTGGAAGATAGATAAATTAGGGAAGTCAATATTTAAAACTGGATTATCGCATTTGTATGGCATAATAGAAGGGCATGGGTCTTATGTTTCTGTAAATTTTGATGAAGAGGGAAATAGATTACCGATTTTTAATAATCGTATATCAATTGTTAATCCCAATCCCAAGTATTTACATGCTTGGATTAATCATTACAAATCAAAAACAATAGAAGAATTTATAATTAGGCGATGTGTCATTAAAGATTTGGTGCCTTTTATTGAATACAAACCGATTTCATTTTTTTTATACAATGAAAGGACTAAGGAAAAAGAAGATTGGGCAAAAATTATTTGTAAAAAATATGGAATAAAGTATGAGTAAATGTATATATTTTCCGCCTTCTACGGAAGAAGCAAACAAGGAATTTATTAAGGATAAAGAAGAATTTTTATCTCGTAATGATTCACTTATATTAGATATGAATAAGTTGCAATTTTATGACAATTGGGAGCATAATGAACTGCATATTACAACAGAAAGTCATTATACTTATATTTTACCTGAAATGGGAAAATTTCTCGGCTTCAACTATGATATAAATGATTTTGAACTAATAGAGAAAAAAGATAGGACAGGAAATTTTGATATAAGTTATTTATTCCCTAAAAAGAACAAGAAATTTAAAATAGCCTTTCAAGATAAACAATATATGTGTGGGTATGAGGGAATGATAGGTTTTAATAATGCAGAAAAGTGCGAAAAAGATTTTTTTGATAATACAAGTTTTAAAGAGATGAACCCAGATTATCATCTTTTGTTTTTTGCATCACATCAGTGCTGTGTAATAGAAAATTTAGATGAAAATAATGGGAAAACTGTAGTAATTAGTGGGGATTCGCAACTCATACCAGATGTACCAATATTAGCATATTATTATAAAAAAATAGTATATTTAGATAAGCGTAGAGCAGATTATGGTTCTGTTTTATTTAATATTTCCAGAAAAGATGAGGTTGTTTATGTAATGTCTAAATATGACCTTGCTAAGTATACAGACATAAATTCCAAAAAATGTAGATTTATAGATTAAATTATGAATAAGAATGTTTTTTATACTTGTATAACGGGAAAATATGAAATTCCATTTGAGAACAAATGTCAAAAATTACCAGACTTTGATTATATTTGCTTCGCTGACACTGATATCAAAAGTAATTTTTGGGAGATAAGGCCGATGCCTAAGACACCAGAAGGCTTAAGTGATGTTAAAAAACAAAGATGGGTAAAGATAAATGCTCATAAGGTGTTACCAGAATATGAATTTTCAGTATGGGTTGATGGTAATATATTTATGGGAGGTGATATGTCAGCATTTTTAAAAAATACAGTATTTAACTTTCCTTATAGTTTTTTTGTTGGGAAACATCCAGAAAGAAATTGCGTTTATGAAGAAGCAAAGGCATGTATTAATCTAAAGAAGGACATAAAGGAGAATATAAACCCACAAATGGAGGCATATAAAAAGGAAGGGCTCCCTGCTCATTTTGCCTTAGCACAAACTTGTATGCTATTCAGATATCACAATAGGGAGGATTGTATTAAATTAATGGAAACTTGGTGGGCTGAAATGGAAAAATATGGCTATAGAGACCAATTATCGTTCCCATATGCTGTGTGGAAAAATCCAGATGTTAAAATTGGGTGGATGGATAAACGTATTTTTTGTAGTGCATTTTTTAGGAGAATACCACATAATAAACAGAAGAAATCTTGACATTTTGCCTTATATTTCTTATTTTTAAAGAAAAAGTATTGGCAAAGAAGATTATCATATTATGTATGTCCTGCAATATTGAGCGATTCAGAAACGAAGAGCAGGTAATAAAGGAAACATGGGGTAAACCTATTATAGAGGGGGACCCTGATGTTTCTATTTATTTTTATAGGGGTGGGTGCAATATGAATGTGGTAAATGACAAAACACATGAAATACTTTTAAGTTGTGGTGATGGCTTAGATAATACATTTGAAAAAACGATAAAGGCTTTTCTTGGCATAAACAGAAAAGATTATGATTATGTTATCAGAACTAATACAACCACATATCTAAATATTCCATTATTAAAGCAAGTAATAGAACAATTAGATAATACGGCACAATTTTATGGGGGAAGACTGGTCAGTAATAGGAAGAGTGAGTATGTGCCTTTCTTTAGGGGGTGCTTTATGATGTTTCCGAAGTCATTAGTCACAGAATTGTTGGAAGTGGTTCCCAAGTATGGGGTGAAAGGTGTTGATGATATTGACATAGCGAAAATACTCTGCAACGAAAGAAGAAAAGATGGAAATCTTAAAGAGTATATAGAATTATTGAGGGAGGCACCAGGAATAGAGAAGATAAGCGAAACTGATTTCTTAGAGAAGGTAAAAACTGCATATTATATTAGAGCGAAGGAAAATAAAACTGGCGAAAACCATGTGGCTATTTTTAAGGTGCTTCACGAACTATTATCAGGATTAAATTGTGAATATGAGGTTACAATGCCACATAAAGTTACAAAGGTAGAAACAATAAAAGGAATAATTAATTTGAATATATGACAACATTATTGTGCTGCATAGGCAGAAAAGAGAACAGATACATACGAGAGTATGTTGAGTGGTATAAGCATTTAGGGTTTACAAACATTGTTATTTATGACAATAATTATGATGGGGAAGACAATTTCCGTGACGTAATTGGTGATTATATTGATAGTGGATTTGTAATTATAAAAGATTACAGAAATAGAACGATATGTCAACACGAGGCATATAACGAGTGTTATAGAGAACACGGAGATAGTTACGATTGGATTGCCTTCTTTGATTGTGATGAGTTCTTGACATTGCCCAGAAAGAAAGATATAAACACGTTTTTGTCTTCAATATTGTTTAGGAAGTATGATATGATTCATGTGAATTGGATGAGTTACGGTGATAGTGAAAATATCTATTATGAGGACAAGCCACTTACGGAGAGATTTCCTAGTCCAGTAAAGCCATATGACTTTAAGAAGACCTATAATTTCCCAGACAACAATCATATTAAGAGTATTGTTAGGGGTGGATTAAAAACTGTGTTGTTTGGTAATAGAGGGTGGTCCCATACACCGAGTGGAGTTGCTACTTGCTGCACAGCAAAGGGAATTGCTTGTGACCCCAATTCACCCTTCACACCGTTTGACTTTACAGAAGCATATTTAAGACATTATGTAACAAAGAGTACGGAAGAATATGTAGATAAACTTCGTAGGGGTTTTCCTGACCAAGAATTCAATCCTGAAAGATTTAAATATCTTGTGGAACTCTATTTCAAGATAAATACAAAGACACAGGAAAAGATGGATTATTTCAATGAAAAACTTGGAATGAATTATGCAGCCAAGAGAGATGATGTACAGATATTTACATTGTGCTACGATAAGAAAGATTATGAGTTTATGGAGGATTCCGTGATTACTCCCCTTCAGTGTGGTGCTGCAAATGGTAAGGATGTGTGTAAGGTAAAGGATAATACGGGGGATAATATTTCTGGCCAGAACTATGTTTATATTGAAAATACTGGCGTTTATTGGATTTGGAAGAATGTGAAGAACGCTAAGTATAAGGGAAATATGCAGTATAGGAGACTTCTTGAGGGTGTTAATGAGAACATGAACTTTAATGAAGTATTTAAGAATTATGATGTAATTACTTGTGTACCATTTAATCACCCAGAACATAAAATACCAAAGTTCCAAGGAGATGCAATTATTCCTGCTGACACGGTAAGAGAAGGTTATACTTTTAGTAATTGTGGTGCTGATTTGGATATTATGGAAAAGGTTGTTAAGGAACTATATCCTGATTATGCAGAATCGTGGGATAAATACATTAATAATGGTGAGAACCTTTATTATTCTTGTGGATATGTTCTTAGGGCTGAGGATTATGACCGATATGCTGAATTCCTTTTCAGATGTGGTGCGGAGTTTTTGTCAAGAACGGAGATTAGAGATGAATTCAGTTTATATCTGCATGTTGCAATTGATATGGGCAAGGGGCTCTATCCAAAGATTGCGGGTCATGACCCCCACGATATACTAAAATCTGGTTTTGACTTTTTAAGATGGGAGAAGAGTATTTTAGGATTTTTAGGGGAACGACTATGGACATTATGGGTGCAGCATAACTTCACTCGTGACAGAATTATGGAAGTCCCATTTAAGAAAGTAGAAAATCAATGGATTTAATATGGAAGCGTGGTTTTGCCACGCTTTTTTCTTTCCTTTTTCCGAGAATTTTGTTAATTTTAGATAGGAAAAATGTAAGGTAAACTATTTATAGGAAATATTGTGAATATGATACAAAAATTCGGAATAAAATACCCTTTTACCTTGGAGAACAACGACGAACTATATATGGATGTGAATGATTCATATACAGATATGGTCAAATCTAATGTTCTCCATGTGCTTTTTACACCAAAGGGGCAGAGATTAATGAATCCTGATTTCGGGACAGATTTGGTGAGGTTTTTATTTGATGCAAACGATGATATTACATTAGACGACCTTAAATCTTCTCTCAAATCAGATATATCAAAATATGTCAGTGGGGTTGAATTTAACGATATCTCCATTTATAATGATGGGGAGAATGGAAGGGTGGTAGTTGTTCATTATACCGTCGTTAGAGGCAATAATAAGGAGCAAACAAGCGTTGCTGTAAAAATATAGTTGAGTTATGTCAGAAAAGAAAATATCTTATTTAAATAGAACCTTTGCAGATTATAAGGAGGCTTTAATAGACTTTGCAAAGAAGTATTATCCCAATTTAGCAACATCATATGATGATGCGTCAGTTGGGTCATTCATTATTGATATTAACGCTGCAACTGCAGACGCATTGGGGTATTATGTAGATAGGGCATATCAAGAAACCAATATAGAAAGTGCAAATGAAAGGGCATCACTATATGCATTGGCCAGAAATAACGGTTTGAAAACACCAGGGCCTAAGGGTGCAATGGCAGAAGTTCAGTTCAGTTGCCAATTACCTAAAAATTCTGATGGTACTGTTGACTTTACCTATGCACCTGTTGTTAGAAGGGGAACAAAGGTATCAGCTGGCTCTCAAGTATTTGAATTGCTTACAGATGTTGATTTCAGTAAACAATTTAGCGAAGAGGGTACTTCAGATAGAACAATTTATCCTATGTTAGATTCTAATGGCGTTATTCAGCAATATAAGGTAACAAAACTTGCTGTTGTTGTTGCTGGCGAATCAAAGGTTTATAAGAAAGTTGTTTATATGAAAGATGTGGTTCCTTTTATGGAAATACTTCTTCCAGAAAAGAACATTATGAACGTGGAATCCATTATAGTAAAAGATGGAACAAACATTGTCTCAACACCTACATATAGTGAATTTTATATGGAAAGTGAAAGTGGGTGTACTGATGCCACAAAAGGCAAGGTGATAAGGTTTTTCGAAGCAGACTCATTAGCACAGCAATATAGATGGGGTGATGAGGAAGAGAATGGAAAGGCATTATCAAGTACATATAAAGACAAGAACGGTAATGAGGTATATTACATTACAAAGGGAAAGTGGCATCGTCTTGAACACAAGTTTATAACAGAATATACGGATAATGGCTATCTTAAAGTAATATTTGGCTCAGGAACTGACGAAAAAAATACTTCGGTATTAGATGGGGCAAGCGCATTTTCAAAATTCCAAATTGAAAGGGTGATAAAGAACGATTCACTTGGTATACTTCCAAATGCAGATACAACAGTATTTGTATTATACAGAGTAGGTGGGGGCAAATCAAGCAACGTTGCGAAGGGTGCAATCAACTATATAAATTATCTTAATGCTGAAATTCCTGGTGGCAATGCTTCAATGAAGAGCCAAGTCGCAAGGTCAATTACCGTTATTAGTACAACGCCTTCTGTTTCTGGTAAGGATATGCCAACAGCTAATGAATTAAGATACCTTATTAAGTATAACAATGGCTCACAAGACAGATGTGTTACTGTAAAGGATTACATACATAGGATATTGATGATGCCCTCAAGATATGGCTGTCCTTTTAGAGTGGGTGTTAGTGAGGAAAATAATAAGATAATGGTCAATTTGTTAGGGCTCAATGCTGATGGACAACTTGACACGGCAATGCCAGCCTTACTTATTCATAACATCAGAGAATATCTTGCAAATTATCGTATGATAAATGACTATATTGAGATAAAGCCAGGTAAGATTGTCAATATTTCTTTTGATATTGATGTTTATGTGGACAAGAATTACAATAAGTCAGACGTAATTTCTGCTATCATCAATAAGGTTTATGACTATATGGATATTAATGCTCATAATATGGGTGATGATATATTTGTTGGTGATATTGAGAAGGAAATTTCAAAGATTGACGGTGTAATTAACCTTATAGATTTACAGGTATGGAACGAGTATGGCAATGGATATTCAGAAACAAGAACAACACAGGAAATTGAAAGTACCAATGTTGCTAACAGAAGCAAAATTGACCTCGAAGCGTCTGAGGGCATTCTTTATAGTGATGGAGACACAATGTTAGAGATAAAGACACTCCAAGATGTGAGAGTTCGTTGTAAAACTCGTTAAATATATGGCGTGTGCGTGTAAGGTAAATCAGCAGATTGATTATCTGCATAAAAAATATGGGACAAAGGTACCTGTAAGTAAAAAAACACAAATTTCTTTCCATATTGGAGAGGCTTTTAAGAAATTGCTTATAGGGATATTAACTCTTCCTTTAACAATTGTTATGCTTATACATGTTTTGTTTAAAGCATTTTCAAAAAACAAAGTTATAAATATCAACAGATTATTAAGATTGAAACATGTCTGAATTAAATAAATCATATAGAATAAAAGCAAATGTGGGTGGGGATTCAAACATTAGTTTGATGCTTAACCAAGATTATAATGTGCTTGAGGTATTGTCCATAAAGATAAACCAAGAAGATACTTATAAAATTCATTCTGCAAATTACGGAGTCATTGTTGGTCGCGTTTTGGCCAATAATGGCTTTGGTGTTCCTAATGCTAAATTAAGTATTTTCATTGAAGGTGAGTTCAGCAGTGTTGAAGATACTGCATTATATCCTTTTTCAAGCACGGCAAGTAGAGATGGTAATGGTACTCGTTATAACCTTCTTGTAGATAAGAAAGTGGATGATTGCCATCAGGTTGTTGGTACTTTCCCCAATAAGACATATTTGCTCGACAATAATGATTTAATTGAAATTTTCGACAAGTATTATAAATATACAACCAGAACAAACAATTCTGGCGATTATCTCATCTGTGGCGTACCTGTGGGAAATCACACGCTTCATATGGACCTTGACCTTTCCGATTGCGGCATTCTTTCACAGAGACCAAGAGACTTCGTTTATAAAGGTTATACAATTGAGCAATTTGAAAATCCCAATCAGTTCAAGACAGACACAGAACTGGATGTATTAAGCCAAGTATTTTCACAAGACCAAACTGTAAATGTAATTCCATTCTGGGGAGAAGAAAACAATGGGCAAGAAATTGGTATTACAAGGGCAGATGTTAATGTTAAGTTCAAATTTGAGCCTACTTGTGTATTTATGGGAAGCCTTGTTGCTGACAATGCTTCGAATGGTATTTCGAAGAAATGTGTTCCAACAAATCAGATGGGTGCAATGGATGAACTTACAACTGGTGAGGGTACAATTGAAATGATTAGGAAAACAATGTCAGACGACGTTGAGGAATTTCAGATTAAGGGAACACAATTAATTGATGGTAACGGAGTATGGTGCTATCAGATTCCTATGAATCTTGACTATATGATGACAGATGAGTATGGCAATACCGTCCCTACAGATGACCCAGAAAGAGGTATTCCTACAAGAGCTCGTGTTCGTTTCAGGATATCAATGCAAGATAATGAAATGAATACTGACAATTATTTCAGAGCAAAGGTGCTTGTTCCCCACAATCCACAGGATACTGTAGAGGGACATGAGGAATATGATTATGAGTTTGGTTCCTATACAAAGGACGAGTCATTTAGAGACTTGTTTTGGAATAATGTTTACACAGTTAAGTCCTATATTCCAAGAATACAGAAATCACAGGTAACAAGGTCTGAGAGGTTCACTGGTATCAAGCACTGCAACATTTATGGTAATAATAATCCAATGCCTTATAATAACATTAGAATTAGATTACCATTGATGTTCACTATTCTTTGTGCATTGATAAAGTCATATATTAGAATTGTTAGATGGATAAATACCATATTAGACTTTTTTATATTTTGCTTTGGTCAAATTTCTACTGCGGGAGATGGTGTAACGTTTGGAATGGCATCAAAATTTGTACATTTAGTAGAAAATAGTAAATTTATTACTCTTGCAGATGGTTTATGCCCTGACCTTGAAAATTGGTATTTTGCACCTTCTAATAGTAATAAGACAATATACTATGATTGGGGTAAAGATACAAAGGCTACTACAATGCTGAAATTGACATTTAATTCTTTAATATACGATAATGCTGCTGATACTACCGCAATAGATACAACAAATAGTAGTAATAATACACAATCAATATGTTTAACAAGTTCAATTGATTACCTTGTTTCTTGTATTGAAATGAATCTTGCACAAGAATATAAAGTAATTAATTTTGATTTCTACAACGATTGGGTAAATGGTGTGATTTATATGCCACGATGGATGAAATTCATCAGAAAGAAGCGTAGTTTTCTTTTTGGCCTTATTACTATTAAGTCTAAGGTAAAGGCTTGTATGGATGATTCCACTATTTTTGGTAAGACAAGAAGATATACACAGCAATGTTCACTGCAGTATAAAAGGGCCAACAATAAGCCATATACGGAGGTAATTACAGACCTTGGGTGCGATGAAAAGAACAAAAACAAGACAACACAGAAGTGCCATAAAAACCAAGGAATGAATCAGTATTCTATATTTGGAAGTGGAAATAGGTCACAGAAAGGTAATGGTGGGGCTGTCCACGAAACAAAGACAATGAAAGACCAATATGTGTACTATTTTAAACCTTGTGAGTGGGGACTTACTGATAACAAGAAAACTATATTGTTTGCTAATGATATAATATTATTAGGCTCATTAAATGATTGTAATTTATATGGGCTCCCACAAGCATTTAAACATCTTACGAGTTCATCATATATTATGCCTACTAATTTGGCATTAACGAATATGGACGATGATGGATATCTCTATGCTGACAATAATGGTACTATTTGCAGTAGAACTACTTTGGATGAAAATCTCTCAGTAAAGAAAGTTGAAACAAGTTTTTCATCAACAAGTAAATATTATTCGACAGCACAAGATGAGACAGTACAATATGGGGTAGACAGTGAAGGGAATGCTGTGAATGATGATACTATTCCTTTAACGGAGGCTGCAGGTATTGCTTGGAATTATACAGGCCCAGGACAAGGAACTGCTAATTTCAGCAAACGAAATAATACGATATATCAACCTGGTGGTCACTTCTTAGGTATTTCTTGCGTTAATTCTGAGACTAATATTAAGTCTTGTATAAACCTGCAGCGAATATGTGAGGCGGGTGCCACAATGTCTCAAAGACGAGAAGAAGTAAGACAAGTCAGTATGGAAAACGGAAGCCCTAAACTTAGTTATAGATATTTCATACCAACAGGACTTATTTCACAAGATGAGGTTCTTGATGGCGATTTCAGAACAATGTTTGCAACGATGAATCACAGAAGATTATTGTGTGGCGATAAGGTTGATGAGCAAACTGGATATCCTATTTATGATTTCCTTTATTTAAGGGGTAATGGCTTTGACGGAAAAATGAACAAGCAAGTTACAGCAACTACTGAGTATAATAAGAAGGTGGATGTTAATGATGAATATAGTTGGATGCAGGGGCAAGGCAACCTCAAGTCAGACGATTATGACAATGCGGAGAAGGGTGAGACCTATGCAAAGACATTGGAAAATGTCAATTCAGACTATTATATGTTCAGGATGGGCCTTGATACTCTAAAAAGCGAACAGCAAGATAAGAAGTTCCTCATAATTTCAAACGGAGCATCAATGCCTCAGTATGAAAATAGTTATTACTTTTATTTCGGACTTAAGGATGGTGCAACGGCATTAGACGAGTTCAATAAACAATTCTTCTCAGTATGTGAAACTGATAGTTCTATAATAAATACACCTGCAGTAAATGCTGTTGGTAATGTTGAATCTGGCAGTTGCCTTACAGGTGATATTACGGTTATGGGTAGATTTGTAGAAACGCCAATTAGAGTAACGCTTAGTAGAACAGATGGGACACTTATTGATTCGGTGACAACACAGAATGATTATCATATTTTTGAAGATATACCATTTGGCAATTATACCGTAAATCTTGTAGACGCAAATGAGGTGGAATTATCAACTTCAGTTATTCTTGGTTCTAATGTAATGGAAGTAAATTATGAAACAAGTGATTTCAGTTTTAGAACAAGAGGAATGGATATTGGAGATATTACAGACAAGGCAAGTGAAACACAAAGTGGATTATTTAAAGTTAGAAATAAAATTCAGGTGGGAGAGGATACCTATATTTTATCCACAGCATTAACAGATTTTGCTATTGCACTTGTAAACACAACACCAAAGGATGGGAAAATTGAATATATGCATTACCCAACGGGCACAAATGTCCCTATTGATGAATCATTGCTATATAATGAAGATAAACAGCGTGTTTATACAGGGTCTGATATTACAAATAGTATACAAGGCATTACACAGACAGCAGGTGAAAATGGAACAACGACAATACCAATGTGGCGAAGCGAAAGTAATTATAGCCTTTATATTTATCTTACATGTGGTAGTAGTTGGAAGTATACACAGCATAGCAATTTCAGTGTTAATGGCATTGATGCCTATGACCTATATTTAGGTAGCAAACTATTACCTTATAGCGAAAAATTAGTAGGATTAAGTGACAAATGGTGGGATAGTATAGGTGATGACAGTACTAATATAGATAATTGGGCAATGAGGCACGCCTTATTCAGGCAAACAGATGATAGTGGTGAGGAGTTTGAAAACAAAATTTATGCACTTAATGAGAACGATAAAGAGATAGATACGGCATTGTTTGGGCAGCCAGAACAATTTATCGGAGGCGTTCCTGTTCCATATTCAAAGGATGGGAAAACCATATGGTATGAAGGTGATAACGCATTTGAAGGCGACCTTTCAGATGAAAGCATACTTCCTACTTGGCCAACAGGGACAACGAGCCGTGCTCATTTTAGTGAAATGGCTTATTATAAGGGATTGGTTATCTCAGATTCAATAGGAAAGGCCACAATAACAAATAGCACTACAGGAAGGGCAGATAGTATTTGTATTACTATTAGCAAAACAATGAGTTCGATTGCGGCGAATGACGCTTGTATCATCAAATTAAATGATGGGAATGTTATTTATGCCGTTAAAGTATCTGACAAGAAATATGAATATTATGGTGAAACTTATTCGAATGGAACAGAATTAGAATTTCACCCCGTGTTCAAATATCCTGTAATGGATAGGCCATTTTACGCAAATATGAATTTCCTTATATGGAATATAGCAACATTAGACGCTGAGATTGATGAGGAAACACAGAGTACTACTTTTGTTACCGTGGATGGCCTTGGATGGAGAATGGATAAGTGCAAAGTTCATAATGGTATTACATACCAGAAGAATTTCAATCAAGTGCTAATAAATGGGCTCAGTGCAATAACAATAAATGGTGCAGTAACTCCATATGCTTCTATAATTAGAAGGCCAGTTAGTGAAACTGATATAAAAGAAGAGTGTATTATAAGTGCAAGCATAGATATTAATAGGATAGATGAAAATCTTAATGACAATGTTTCTTTCTATATTGAAGAGGGTGTTCCTGGTAGTGTTTTGGATAAGACAAGCGATGTTTACCAGAAGATAAATAAGCCAAGGAAATTTGAATCTGCAAGTATAGAGGGAAGCGTTAGTTTTGGGGATATGGAGAATGAAATCAGATATTATAGAAATGGTGATGCATTTACATTCTCAGGGTCTTCAACGATGGATTATTATCTATTTAATGCGACAACAACTTCAGTCGGATATGTTGAGCAACCATTAGGCGTAGGCGATGTTGTTAGTTATTTGATGCCAGATTTCTCATACTCTACATTGCACTTTGCAGTAAAGGGTAGAATAAATAGTACAGGTGTTGGCATTGATTCAAGGAATGTTTTGAATGAAACTATTATTTGTGAATGTCAGAAAGATATTTATAATTCGAAAATTTTTAACATTGTTTTCTCAATATATAGCGGGTCTACGATTAAATCAAAGATTACGGTAAAATGTGAAAATAAGTATGATGCTATTACTGCAACAACTCCTTATGAAGTTTTAGACTATGAGTTTGACAAATTTTATGGAGGAAAGGAAGACATTGAAGATATGGGTTATACCACTATTGACTATTTAAGTGAATATTGTGGAATTGATATCTGTATGTCTTATACATATGACAGAGCAAATCCTCCAACAGGATATACTTGTTGGTTAGATTATTACAAGAAGGAAATCGGGGATGGTAATGCATATAAAATTAAAATGGGTGAAACCCATAGATTTTTAATGATAGACGATAGTTCCTTTGCCATTGCAATGGCAAGTAATACAAGTGGGGCACAAGGTGATATCAACGTACTAAAAATATATCCAGAATTAAAGGAAATAAAGAAATTGTAGTATGGAAAATAAAATTTTATTAAACTCTAAAAAAAGTAAATATTCGGTGAATAAGGAGGAAAATTTAGCGATAAATCTTTCCTCCAAATCCCGTATTATTCCATATAATGATGTCAGTACAAAATTTAATTTGTATAATCTATACAATGAGGAACGTGATAACAGTGACAAGTATAGAATAATACTAACAGTAAATCCCATATGCTCCAATGTTCTTCTCAATATGAGAACTGAGGTCGTTAAGGGCGAGGGAGGGGATAATTGTGAAACATTAGTTGGAGATGCTACTTTTACTGGTATATCCTCAATCAACAACGCATCTCTTGATTGGAAACAAGCAATTAGGGATACGGAATATACACACCCACAAGAATGGAAAGATGGCAAGCCGATTGTTTATCATTGCGGGCTCGATATACTTAACAATCATCTTTTAAGGCAGAACGGATTTATATATGTCGCATCGGCTGGCACAAGTGGAGTATTTAACACAATTTATGATTATGTTAGGGACCTTAATGGAAAAACAGTAGAGGAGGCAACAGGCGTTGATTCAAAAACACAACCAATTCATCTTTATCAGTATGACACTATTCTAACAATGTATAATGCTTATATTAATAGAGTGAAAGAGGAAAATGGGTGGTACGGTTTTAAAAATAGTGCAAATATAGATATTCCTAATGCAGCAAAGACTGGTGTTGGGGGTGGGCTTTTTACCATCAATAAAATTATGAACAACAACAAACCTTGTGAGTTTATTGATTTTTACCCTGACCGTTCCTTATATTCATTTATACCCAAGGTAAACAAGTATAGACATAGAGTTGAAAAGAATTGGGATTATTGTTTAACTTATCCTTACGAGAAAGATTACAAGAAACTACATCAAGTATGCCAACCAGAAATAAGCACTGCAATTACGGTGGATGGGGGTAATGATGCTATTAGGATAATTAATGCCGAGGTATTTAATACAGCAAGTGGCTTCGAATGTGTTAGATTCAAGTCAATGTTCAAACATACGATAAAGGCTAAGGATTATATTACATTATTCTATAAGAATGGAGATACATTAGTGAAACGCCCTTTAAGGATTAAGATTTATTCAGTGGGTGATTTAGACGGAAAGGATAAGGACAGATATTTTTCAATTAGAATGTCTGATATTGCTGATACTTTTGGGAATAGGGATGGAAAGGTCGTGTTCCGAGACGGTGATTTAAAGCCAACAGAGGAAGTTGCACAATTTTTCTATAAAAAATCTATCGAAGGGTATGATTGCCATTATTATTTCAGAAAATTCAAAAAGATAGATTGCAATAGCGAAATAAACAAACTCGCATTTGGAGAAAATATCTATGGCGATAGAATGGCTCAAATTGTATTTACTGATGTTGTAGATACAATGGGACTTGTTGACCATAATGGAAAGCCATTAACTGAATTGTACCTTACAATTATCAAAAGAAATAAGGGATATGAGGAGTGGTATGACAAAGGAAATTATAGGGGAGAAGATGTTGAGTTTTCGCATTGTTTTGGAAAGGTGACTTCTGGGCTCGATATGCCTACCGACGAAGATTGTTATCAGTATAATGTAAGAAGGCTTCACAATGTGGATTTAGAGGCGTTTTCAAGCATTTATAAGAGTCAGACGAAGGCAGTCTTCGGAAATGTATTAAGCAAGAAAATAACCCCATTAGAAGACGATATAACAATAAGCAATGATACTTTCTATGGCGATATTGTTGAGTATGATATCATAAATATGAAAGAAACCGTTTTAGAACATGTTTATTATCGTTTTAATACGGCACAGAGAGAGACTGCAAATAGTGGTTATTGTGATATATTATATGATAGGCTTGACTATGATGATTACGATAAGAACATAAATCAGAGTGGGGTAGATGGATTTAAGATAACTTCTGGAAATATGAATACCACAAATTATGGCACACTTCCTACTGGACATACAAGCCTTGACAATTTATTTGCAGGAAATATTCAGCCAGAGGGGTATTATTATAATCCTCATTATAAGATAAAGATAAAGGAGGTTTCAGAAGAAGTAACAACTGCTTCTGGCCGTACTATGAATTATAAATCTGCAAATGTAATAACTGACATTTCAGGAGACACTTATGCAATAATTCAATTATCTTCAAGATATTCATTAATAAAGGATACCATTATTGGATTCTATAATTATGAAACCAATAAATTAATGTGGGGCTCATTAAGTGCATTTACATTAAATGATAAGGGGGAAGAAATAACGGTCTTGATGGCAGAAAGTGTAAATCAGACAGAGTTATACACCGCGTTTAGAGATAGGAAGATATATGTTATTTTAACAAGCAATGAAATTGCACCCTATGCAACATATCTTAGTGGCTCACATAGTTTCGTTTGGAGAGAAATAAAACCAATGTCAAGTCTTGTGGAGGGGGAGGATTTGTATTCAATGCCGTTCACGAATGGATGTCACTATATAAATCAAAATATCAACTTGTTCTTAAAGAGGCAAGACCCAAGGAATGAATATTTCTTATTATCACCAGAAGAAAAAAGTGGTGTTGTAAGCCCACTAAGGGTGTATAAAGTATGGGGATGGGATGTCGTGGATACTTCATCTTCTGAATATAATGATGGCATAGGACAATTGTGCGTGTAATATGGAAAAGATAGAAATTAGTTTAAATAGTAAAAAAGATAGGGAAGTTTCTTTCAAGATAGTAGAAATGTCTGACTATGGCAATTATCTGAAGATAAAAACCAATATCAAGATAAGCCCACAAGATACCATATGTTTTAGAAGATATGTTTCTTCTGAGGCATATGATGCCGATGTTTGCATTAGGACATACTATACAACCGTTGTAAAGTCTCTTTCCGATGCTGAATTTATAATTGAGCACCCTAAGCCACAACAGTTAATTGTTAGTGCTGTAAGTGGCAATTGTATAACATTTAAGGAAGAACATAATATTTTCGCACAAGACCTAATACAATATCCTTATACTTTAGTGTCATCAGCAAAGTCATACACAGGCTTATCAATGTGTGATGCTTTTACCCATAGTAGCGTTACCCCTTCAGATTTTGTAAAGACAAGGGCGATAAATACCAATGTAATGTGTGAAACGGGTAAAACAATCGTTGATGGTAAAATAAAATACTATATTCCAGTAAAGTTAGATAGATTGAATATCTATGTGGCTGATGCTACGGGTTTAGGGCTAAATTCAGCAGTAACACCTTCTGTAAATGAGTTCTATTATAAGTCAGGAACGGCATATACAATGTTTAGTGGGGTAAGTGTAACTTTGGTTAAAAACTATTACCAAATCCCCTTAAATTTAAGTGAAAATACTGATTATGTTCACTTAATGCAAGAGGAGAATATTAACAATGAGTTTATTGCTAATGCTAAAGCATCATTAGTTCCAGAAGTGATTGACTTTGAAAAATTAAAGTATTCACCGTATGTGAATATTACTGGTGACACTCCAAGTATGGCCTCAAGCATTACTTTCAATCTTCATTTCAGGAAAAGAACAGAAGACAGCAAGTGGGAAATAACGGGCGAGGATTGGAATAATTCAACACCAGGTACATCAGATGTGTTAGGGTGGCTTAATTTTGTGGATAGTGATGTGCAATATCAAAAACTAAAGGTTAGGAAGTCGTTTATAAGATTGTCATTTTACACAACCAATGACCCTCTTACACAGAAGTTATTATTTTACTCTACTGTTTTTCTTGACGGAGGAGAACTTTATGGGAAATTTGTAAAGACAAAGGCTTATTTAAAAAACAATACGGGATATACTGAACAGGTAATATCATACACAGGAACTCCTCGTGTTGATAGCCAAATTGTTATTAAAAATGAATATAACTATGATAAATCAAGTGAAGGATTTTATCTATATTTATTTGCTTCTGATGCCCCAGAAAATGAGCCTAAAACTATTTATATGAAAGTGGAGTTTAACCATGCGGGGGTTGGAAGAACATTCCCTATGATTCCTGCTAAAGAAGGTGTTACCCTTGAAAATTATATGGAAAATCTTTACATTCCTTTAAATATTCGTTATAAGGGTGGCAAATATATGTATGGCTTCAAACCAATTAAAGATTTTTGTACAGAAACTAATAACAATATAATATTTGATTTATACGAACCAATTTTAGACAAGTAATATGGAAATAATAAGAAAGAAAATATATCTTGAAGACAGCAGATGCAGAACAAACAGCAATCTGCCCTTTATTCCATATAATGTAAGTGTAGAAGGACAAGATTGGACAGCAATCACCCAAAGTACAATTAATAAAGGAAGTTGGGGAAATTTTGCTGCTGACCTTTCTGGGGAAACCATACAAATGTCATATAAGGATTTTGATGGGGCATCAATAGTAGATACCACAAGTACTTGGGTGGGGAAAAGTAATGTTATCAGAACATTGGAATTGCTCAAAAGATACTATGATATTCTCAAAATATTAAGAAATGGTGAATATATAGAGGGAAAACAAAATGCTATGTGTGATACGGCCAGTACTTGGGACGGAAAGACCTATGTGAAGGTGGCTGTTATAAATGGCACCGCAGAGAAAACAATGCGTGATTATATTCCATATAATAGAGTGTGGTTCGATAAAAATGGAAATGAATTCATTAAAAAATATGGGGAAGCGTCAGCTAGTAGAAAAGTAAATCTGATATCGCCAACAGAATATGAAGAATATCAAAAGTTAGGGGGGATGGGATTAGTTAGATATGTTGATGAATTGATAAATAGTTCAATAACTTGGTCTAATAAATATACAAAGCCTACAATTGATATGGATATCTTCTTATCTCAAGATATGGCAGATGTTGGCGTGCTAACTACATATGAAACACTAACGCTACAAATTAATTCAATAGGTGCGGCACTTTTTGATAGCACAACTTTTTCAGTCCCAATGGTGCAAGCAATTGCAAGCAGTTCAACTTGGACTGATTTTAGCAGTATAACTGCAGAGTCAAGACTTCAAGAACTGCAATTAGAGTACAATATGTCTGATGATGAGACACTGTCAGGAGTATTTGAACCTTATTGTGGGGACACCTACTTCACCAAGGCAAAATACAGTGGAGGAAAATGGAAATTAAATAACCCGACAGTACAAACAGGATTAACTTGTGGAGATGGAAAGTATATTGGCGATTTAGGTGAAAAAGAATACCAAACATTTTCAACGCCGTCAGCATTACTTAGTGCGTTATCTACAGCACCAACAGTTAAAGATTATTGGTTTAAGATAAAGTATAAAGATAGTTTAGGTATTCCTTATAAAGTAAATGTACCATTTAATAGTATGCTTGTGGAAAGTGGAACAACAGGTGGTACATATGTGGGTGACTATATAACAGAAATTAAAGATGAGGGTTCTGCAATTACATTTACCTATGTAATGGGTGGCAGATTTATTGAGAGAGGAAAGAATATTACTCCAATAGTTAAAACTGGTGTTGTTTATACAGAAAAGTACCCCTATAAGAAAGGTATTAGTGCCACTACGGTGTTAGATGGCTATAATGCAACTATTTATTATAATAAAATTGATTATGATGCAAATAAACAAACAATATATAATGGTGATTTGAACCTATATAGGCAAGCGATAATAAGCAACATAATAGGATATAATGTATATGACTTTTTAAGCGATAGTGGCGAAACAATAAACGCTCCTTGCTTCTCACAGGAATACTTATTTGGAATGCCATTCCCCATCACTTCAGAAGTTGATGTTGAGGTTGATAGAGGAAGCAGCACGGCGTTTGAAAAGCATTTCAAGATTGCTGAATGCAATTCATTTGAAGACCTCGAAAATTACGGAAATAACTTTTTTAATATATAAAGCATATGTCAGGAACTTATGGGACAATACGTCCAGCAAATATAGATGTTAGTAAAGATGTTGAAATGTTTTACTATTATAGGCCTACAAGAGGCTCAGAATCACAGGACTTCAATGGATATAAGCCCCTTGATAGTTCATTCTTGGTAGGTGGCACTAAAGATAGTGACGGTACTGGTATTCTTGGAGTATATAATTTAAGATTACCTGTTGATAAGTTCAATAGGAAGGGCTTTTATAGCGTATATATTAGGCCAAAGGAGGTAATATGCAATATATTGGATGTTAGTGTGCTTGCTGCCTACCCTGATGTTAAAGGCATTGTTTTTAATTTAAGTGACTTAAATGGCTTGGGTATTTCTGATACTGACTTAACTGGCTACAGAATTGATTATTTTGACAATTCTGGTAATAGGACTGATACAACAAGATTGATTACATCTTGCAATTATTGCGAGCCTGTTCTTGTCACAATTACTGACACTTATCCAAAGTCCACGAGATATAAATATACTGATAGTAGCAGTAATATGGTTTTCTGCACGGTAACACCGAGTTCTTCACTCAGTTTCAGGCCTAATATCGTGCCTTATATTGGTTATGCAGGGTGCAAGATTGCCTTGTCCAACACAAAGTTCAATCCAGTACTTCTTGACCTTGAAATGGTTGAACATGACATTGAGACAATCACGAATATGGTAGAAGGCGACCAAGTTAGGAATAGGGATAAAGGTATTATTACCGTATTTAATGGCGATAAGGAAATTTACAAGCAACAGGAATACTACACTGTTAAGGATAAACTTGGAAATGCCCTATATGATGTTAAGAAAGGCAAGGATTCAATAGATAGTGGCGAATCATATGATAAAACGATAGACAATGTTTAAGTATGGCAGAAAAATATAAAATAAAATCAGACTATACTCTATTAAGAAAGAAGTCCCAAACAGTTGACGATGGTAATATCTATGAAAATGATATTATGACAATATCGCCAATGGCTGATTTATTCGATGATGGGCAAGTCCTATATGCCGATTCCAATTTTAGATTTAGTGTTAACAATAGCCTTAATTTAAAGAAAAAGCATACAAGAAATAGTTGGGAGAAAACCCCAAGTGGCAAAATTGAATGGACTTATTCTGATGTTGAGGATTCGCCTATTTCAGAAGAATCAGAGGTTAGAATTAAGCCAGATTATTCTCGATTAAATGACTTCGCTTACTTTGGCTCTGCTGTAAAAATGGTGGAGGCTGCAGTAAATGATGTTGTTATGAACTTCCCTGCTGAACTTTATTTTACAGATAAAAAGATAGAGTTAAATGGAACAACATACTATATAATATCTAATGATTTCCAGATTAATGCAGATATTCCTTATATTGGAGAGGATAATGTGCCTAATCCAATGAGATATCTTTGTAGTAAGATAGCAGATTACAATTATGTAACAAAGAGTGGTGCAGTGACTTCTGGCCTGACAATATCAATTACTCAAAATAGTGGATGGACTTGTGAGAATAATGAAAAAGGTGGAATATTTGCTTCAGCGACGGTAAAAACCAATGGGGGTAAATTAGTTGATATCTATACATACCAAAAAAGTGACATTAAAACGTTACTTTATACAGATACAGCACTCAATGGTTGTAGTATTAGGCCTTCAGATGCTGTTGTTGATAGATTTTTCTATACAATAGACTTGTTTGAATTTGTACTATTGGACAGAACCAGTAACCCTATATATAAGGCAGTTTTTGAAACCCCATATCAGACGGAAACAGGTTTCTTCTATAAGATGAAATCCTATATATGGCCATCAATAAATGGGTGGAATCCAGACTTAGCGTCTCAAGCATATACCAAGTATATTAATTCTTTAATTTCATTGGCTGATTTTTACGATGAGTATTATTCAGATAACCTATGGAGAATGGGCACCCACGAGGCCATTAAGAACCTTGATTGGACATTTATGCGTGATAAGGGGGATACCATTGAGGACCTTTCTAATATAGATACGAGCAGAATTGAGCCTGCTATTCGTTTATATGGAAGGCAATTTGATGGCATTAAGAGATATATTGACAATATCAAGCATTCTAATCAGGTAACATATAATCAGAAAAACAATCTTCCAGATTATTGCCTAACAGATGTGGCAGGATTATCTGGGTGGGATGCTCTTGTCATTAAGCCAAAGGCACAATCAAATGTGGTTGGCGATATCATATATTCAGCAATGACCAAGGGGTTCTCAGAAGTTGATATGAACACTTATTTTATGAGGAACTTGAAGATTAATTCAAGGGCATTAATGTCAATGAAGGGAACAAGAAAGGGCGTTGAGGCAATGCTTGGCCTTCTTGGAATAAGGGAAGATGAATACAAAATTCATGAGAAGATAGGTATTGCAAAAGGCGGAGATAAATGTGAATTCAGTGGAGCAACCCCTTCTTCAGCAAGTTCTGTTTACCCAACTTACGAAAGTATTAGACTAATCAATGAAAGAAAAGATAATTTCATATTCGGAGAAGAGGATATTCAAACCGATGAATTACAGGGATTGGCTGTTAAACAAGTTAAAGATTATGTTGTTCCTTGGTTTGACTCAAGTGTTGAACACGATGGCGATTGGTATTTCCAATGCAAAGGCGGATGGGGAAAACGTAAGGATAAACAAATATACTTACCAGAACTAACCAATGTAACTGCAATAACAGCAACAGCAGATTTTCCTATATATGATGAAACAGAACCATATATGAAATTTGCAACCGATATAAGTGAAATGCTTCACTATTTACCAGGAGAAGTTAAGGCAGGTGATGTTTGCTATGTAAACGATGTTACCGATATTGACACATATAAGGAATATGATAGTATTAAGTCAGAAATAACAGCAAGCGGCATTTCTCATTATTTCATATTAAAAGATGTGAATAGAAGTACTTATTTTGGTGAAGATGGATGGAAATATATTACCGTTACCGAAATAAGAACAGCATCATCTACCAATGGAAAGAAGGTTGTTTATTTGGAAAGCCTTGTAGATAAGACAGAGGGTAATAATCCACATATAGGAAAGGGTGAATATGACGATGGACGTGAATATATTGATTATTTGGACAATATATTCAAAAATGCCATTGAAACAAGTGGAATGTCATTATTCACAAAGACCGATATAGATAATATAAAGAAATATTACAAGTTTAATATCAGTGGTGCCACTGATGATATTAAGTGTTGGTATTTCTTAAATGCTACAGGAAACAATTACACATCGTCAATAGACAAATTAAAGGATGAGACAATATCAAATGAAGATAAAAATACACAATTCATAAACCCAGAAAGTGGTGATAAACGATTAATTGCTGCAGCAAATTCCGTGGTAAATCTTAAAAATATGGAGATTGTCTTCGATTATCCTAAAGTATTCAGTGGAATTACAGCATTAAAACAAGAGTGGAAGCAATATATTGACAATATTGCAATGGAATATGTAAAACAAATGCTTCCTTCTACTACAATATTGGAATATTATATGTCAGGAGAAACTACTTATTCAGTAGCAATACCGATTGATGATACTAATCCATATAGCACTGCTAATAAGGTATATGGTATTACCTATACAGATATGGATGCTGCAGACGGAAACGACTCTTCGAATACGAATAAAATTATTAAAAAATCATAATATATGGCAAGAATATTTAGTTGGAAAGTAAAAGATGAATATGCATATTTGGGTAAAGTGGGATTGGTTAAAGAGTGGTTCCACCAAACGACTCAGATAACGGACAACAATGAGTTGAGTGCAATTTCAAGAACGGTGATGACATACTCTGAAGAAGAGTATAAATCGTTGTTCAATTCAATGGCTGCTTGGGCAACAGGCAAGGGTGTTTCATTAGAGCCATATAACTACTATTATGATGTTGCAGGAAGCCTCCTTATGTTGATTGGGCCTGAAGGACAACAAGGTGTTCAAGGAAAAGAGGGACAGCAAGGTATTTCAGGCGCTACTGGTGCGGCAGGCAAAGGCCGTAATGTAATTTGTTATAGGTCAACGCCAGAAAGTGCAACAACGCTACAAGCCCCAACAGGGGGTAGTTTTAATCCTGATAAGTGGGATATTGAATACCCCTATTCGCCAGAAGACGGCAAGCAATGGCAGGATTCAAGCGAGTTTGGTGAGGGAAAAAAGGTATGGATGTCAAATGCAGACTTTGATAATAATGGATATAATCTTCACGGATGGGTAAAACCTATATGTATATCGGGCCCAAAGGGTGATAATGGTGCTGATGGCGATAATACAGAGTTTATATATAAGAGAACAAAAGAAAGAACTGAACTTCCAGTTCCTAATCCTCCTACAGGTACAACAGAAGAAGAAGCGAAAACACAGGGATGGACGGACCATCCTATGGGAATTGGGGTCGATAGCGGCACTGGCGTTTTCTATAAAGCAGAATGGCTATCTTATCACACAAAAGATGAACACGGCGTTTGGGGAACGTGGAGCACGGCGGTTCTTTGGTCCTCATGGGGCGAAGATGGTGCTGATGGTGATGGTATTGAATATATCTATGCAGTAACATCTACTAATTATGACCCGCCAAAAGAAAGTATCCCTGGTAACCCTGCAGCGCCACACTATGATGACCTTATGCTACATTGGCAAGAGCCTGAAATATGGGATTATATTGTATCTAATCATTGGGAAGAAGACTACAAATTTGTGGATGAATCTGGTGTAACAAGATTTTGGACAGACGACCCAAGTGATGTTTCAGACACTGAACCTTACGAATGGGTTAGTATGAGGAAAAAGAAATGGGACGCTACACAAGAGGCTGGCATATTTGGCAAATTTGAAGACCCAAAGTTATGGGCACACTGGGGAAAAGATGGAGAACCAGGAAAGGATGGTACTTCTTTAAATGTTAAAGGAAAATATGATAGTCTATATTCAGTTCTTAAAAAATTAGAAGACGATTCTGCCTTCCCTCCTGCTGTAGGCGATTCATATGCCATCAGTGCAAATACTGGCGAAGTACATATGTGGGTATGGATGGAAGTGACAACAGAAGGTAGAACTCTATATGATAGATTTCCTAAGGCTGGAGTAGATTACACTAATTACTATTATACAGTAGAGGCAAAGCCTTATTGGTTTGTTGATTGTGGAAAATTCCAAGGAGAAGATGGTAAAACAGCATATCTTCATATAAAATATGCAACAGATTGGGATGGAGTTCCCTCACATATTCATAGTGCTGCCACAATTGCTCGCGTCGGTGTTGTTGACATTATGTTCACAGACCAAGACAAGGCAGAAAAGGGTGAAACCCCTGGCCCCTATGTAGCACAATATTCTGATAATATTTATACAGATAATGACAATTTGGAATTTTATTGTGAAAACAATCTTTGGGTTAAGTATGAAGGTGATGATGGACAAAGTTTTGGACAAGAACAAGTATTCTTCAGAACATTTGGAAATGAACTACCAAGTAATTTCTATTATAAACTGAAAGATGGGGATATATTACACGGCTTTAAGGCAGGTGATACCATTCTTTCAGGATTTACATACCCTGCAGAAGCATTTACGACTTCGGATTGGGTGCCTACGGTTGGTAGTGGTGCAGATGGGTGGACAGATAGACCTAAGGGACTTGAAGATAATAAATATAACTTTGAATGGGTGGCCACAAGAAGGCTTATAGATAAAAATATAGAGCCAGAATTTGGTGGGGAGTGGTCTTATTTTGGAGAACCAAGAATATATACCCAAGCAACTGATACAGAAAGAACACAGATAGAATATACGACATATTCTGGTGATTTGCGTTCAGTTAAGTTCGATAAATTTACAGGTGAAGCATATCCTTTAACAACTGCAGATGAAACAGCGTGGAGAAATAAATATAGCACTTATGGAACATGGTCAGACAATGCAAAAGATGCTGTGTGGAAATTAACCTGTTATGCTATTATAAAGAGTAAGGAAAAAGGCGTTGCGGGTAAGACAGAGTGGTCAGACTGGAAGGTAGAAAAAATAAAGGGTGCAACTGAATTTGCTGCATTTGCTTATGTTTCTTTACCAGAAGGTGTTAATATCAGTAATATACAGCCTAAAAACGGTACATTTACCAATCCTATTCCAGACAAGCAAACAGCAAGTTCATATACAATTACTTGGAAAGATGTTCCAGAAGGAAAAGTCAATGAAGTCCTATGGATGACAAAAGCAATGTTCACATCAGAAGAGCCCACAAGACCAATTACTTCAACAACATTGCTATATGGATGGTCACTACCAAGTGTTTTGGCTGATACCAATGATTTCGAGGTAATGTATGCTAGTTTTAGTGGTGAGCCTTATCAGATTAGCGCTATTACTGGCTTTAAAAAGATAGGAAAAGACATTGATACAAATTGGCTAACTAGGGCAAATGCTAAGGGATGGTTTGATGAAGTTCACGAGGTTACTGGTGGTGATATTACCTATATGGCACAAATCAGGGGCATAAACAATAAATTTGAAGATAAGGATTGGCAAATAACCAGAATTAAGGGGGCAACAGAGTTTGTCTCGTATGCTTATTTTGCTGCAGATGAAGGTGTAATACTCTCAGGACTAACTCCAACAGGAGGAACATATGACAACCCAATACCTGGAAATAATACAGTTACATATACTTTTAGCGGAAAGACTTACACAGTAACAGTTAAATGGACAGATGGCCCCAAGGCAGAGCCAGGACAAATACTTTGGATGACCAAGGCAAGTTTCAAATCGTCAGTCAGTGGCCCTTCCAAGGCATGGACAACACCTACTTCAATGGCTGACACCAATGATTTCGAGGTGATGTATGGTGCGTTTAATGGAGACCCTTATCCTCTTAGTGCAGTTACTGGATTTAAGAAAATAGGGCTCGCCATAGACCCTGTTTGGTATGCAGCAGCAAAGGCAAAGGGGTGGTATGATGATGTATGGGAGGTAACAGCAGCAACGCACTCAGCGGCAACCCATATGGCAACAATCAAGGGAACAAATAACTCGTTCAAAGATAAGGATTGGCAGATATCAAAAGTAAAGGGTGAAAGTGGTGATACTAAATTTATTTCATTTGTATATGCACTATTGCCAGAAGGTATAGAAGAAATGACAGGAATAACGCCAACAGGTGGTACATTTGCAAGCCCGAAGCCTACGGCACCTACAGGTGTTACTCATAAAGGTACAACATATCCTATTACTTGGACAGATGGCCCCACAGGAGGTGGAAATGGAAAGGCTCTATGGATGTCTAAGGCTACTTTTGATAGTGCAACCCCAAGTTCGCCTATAACACCAGGTTGGTCAAAACCAACATTGTTGGCTGATACAGAGGATTTCGAGGTGATGTATGGCGCATTTACAGGAACCCCAGAACCAATGCCTTCAGGATTCACTAAAGTAGGTGTAACGATTGATGCTACATGGTATGCAGCAGCAAAAGCAAAGGGTTGGTATGACGATGTGGATGAAGTAACAGCAGCAACTCATTCAGCCGTAACGCATCAAGCACAAATTAAGGGCAAGAACAATAAGTTCAATGATGGGGATTGGCAGATATTTAAGGTTAAGGGTGAAGATGGACAGTCTGGTAAGTCAGATGTTGATTGGTTGAAGGAAGTATTTGGCTCTGGGGTTACTGTAAATCCAGATGAGGCTGCATTAAAGGGGCTAATTGGCGTTGTGGATAGTGCAAATAATGTCAAGGCATTTATGAATGGAAAATCAGCATATTCAAGTGCTAAAGACGGAACGCTGATGATTGCAGCAGGTGTTGAAGGAATGTCTGACCCCAATACTGCCAAATTCAGAGTTTATGAAAATGGAACAATATATGCTGAGAATGCTAACATTCAAGGTACAGTTAATGCAACCAATGGATATATTGGAGGCATTGAAATTGGAGCTGGAGGATTATCTTCTGCAAATTTCGGTCTTTCAAGTGATGGTAAAGTTACTGCTAGTGATATTAATATTAATAACGATAATATTACAATAGACAATAGCGGTATCGTTTTCAAAAATGCGGGATTACCAGCTCTTTCTGTAAATGCAAAGACCTATAATTCAAGTTCTGAATGGATTACGACGGGTTCAACAGCATCTACTTCTTATTCTGCAATAACAGTATGGTCTGGACAAGGCACAAATGTTGTGCAGAAGGGTGCAGAATGGCAGTGGTCTACCAATTATGAGACTCCGTATGTTATTTCGGCGGGAACGCTGAATATAAGCAGTTATTCGAAATTAAAAATATCGGGAAAAATAAATTATTATTTAACCCCATATAATGTAGGAGGTGCATATGGTGATGGTCGTGCTTCAATAAGTTCAAACATGGGTTTTCATTTTATATCAGGCGATTCAGGATATGATGTATGGGAGACAAAAATTTTGAACGCTTATTATTATTCAACAATTAACTGTGGTGTAACTTTTACAAAAGAGTTATTAATTCCTGCTGGTGTTTATAATTTTGTTATAAGCGATAATGCTACTTTGGGAATGATGGTAATTCCTCAATTACCAGATACTGCAGGAACATATTCTGGCAAATGGGAAATTGGAATTACAGGATTAGAAATCACGGTAACACCACAGCAGGATTATACGGAAATATTCAAAAATGGATTTGGAACGAAGGCTGATGTAAATAATTATTTCTTTGTTTGCAAAGACTCTACAGATAATAAAATAACTTTTGAAGTTGTTAGTGACGGTAAGAAGATGATTTTGGACGAAACAGGCTTAAAGTTGGCTCCAAAGAAACTTACCAAGATAACAACTAATGGTGTAGGATTATCTTCGTGTACAAAATACGAAGAAATTATATGGGATGTTCCTGTTGATGATAGTGAAATAATACTACCTTCAAGTGCTAATATGAAAGATGGAGAGATAATTTATTTAAATACAACAGGTAATATATATAAACTGAAATGCTCTTCTCGTACATGGATTGGTGTTGGAGATACAAGAGGATGGTATAACAGTGGCAATTATTCTCCGATGATACGCGGAGTCACTGTTGTAAAAATAATAAGAATGGGCACAGATATGTATGCCTTTATTACCAAATATCCTTAATAGAAAATCCCACTCGAAACTGAGTGGGATTTTTGTTTTAGAATCCTTTCTTTTTAGATTTCTTTGATTCTTTTTCTTCCTTTTCCTTATCCTTTATCTGTTGCAAAGTAAGGGCTGCAAGTTGAAGTTTCTGAACAGCGATATCCTTATACTTATCATAGATTCCGAGAGGGAGAGTAATTTTCGGTTCAGCACCAATGATGAGTTTTCCCTTCTCAATGTCATAAGCAACCTGACAGAGGGCGTTCTCAATCCAGAACTTCTGTGTCTGTTCGTCCACAAGGTCAAACGCCTTCTCGTAAATATAGACGTCAATCATGTCTTCGCCATCAAGAGCGACTTCCATAGGTTCTGATGTCTTCTTTACCTTAATAACTTCCTTTGATGATTTAAGCATATTGAATACCTTCATTTCAACATACTTTCCAATACCGCAATCATCAGCAACGGTCTTTACAAGTGCAACATAATCTTCACTTGCTTCAATAAGATTTCTTGCCATAAAATTTAATTTATTAGTTGATTATTATTAGAATTTTCGTTATATTTTTAGTGAATATACAGAAAAAAAACTTAAAATCCAAATGAATTTACCAGAAGGAATATCTGAAAAGGAAAAGCAGAGAAGAATTAAAATTTCAATTGCCAAGAAGAAGTCAATTGAAAAGAAAATTCGTGCTTGGAATAGGAAACAGCATTTGGAAGCGTTGAAGAGGAAACGCAAGAGAGAAAAGGAGAAAGAGAAGGAAAGGAAGAAGCGTGAGGAAAAACGCCTTAGGGAGAAGGAGAAGAAACTTCTTAAATTGGAGAAGATAAAAGAAGCAAACGGAGGTAGGATTCCGAAGAAGAGGAAACCAGGAAGACCAAGGAAACCTGGGCCGAAGAAGAGTTACTACAAGAAAAAGAAAAAGGCAGTAGTTAAAGAAAGGAAAGAGCCAAAGTTTATTTCTTATAAGGTGGTTGCTTGTAGAAATGGTAAGGAAATCAAGTTTATGGGACAATTTATTGAGTCTGCAGATGCTTATGAATTGGTTAAGTCCTTATTGGCAGAAAGCGAAAAGGTCATATTCCCGATAGAGAAAGAGAATAATGAGGTTCTTGAGGATACCAATTTTGAATACCTTATTCTGGAAAGCAATAGAACAGAACAGCCCAATCCTTTTATGCCAAATGAATATGGCAAACTTGTGGAACAGAAGACAACAAGCAACAAGTGGATAATCCTTGATAAATTTCCTTATAAGGAAGAGGAATTGTTTTGGGTATGGGGATATAACCCAAGGACAGACAGAAAAGACTTTCAGTGGATATATGATAATATCATTGTAAATAATTTAAGTGCTTATGACATTAAGCGTGTTATTCTTTATAAGAACAAGATAATTATTAAAGATGATAATAATGATATTGAAATGATATTATGCAAGACATTATCTGATGCTGTTAGATTTTATAATTTGTTAGAAACATTTACCAAAAGAGATAATTTAAAACAAATTGTTTTCCTTGGTTCTTATAATAAGATAAGTGATAAACGCAGAAGGCTTGAAGAAGAACTAATGGAATTAACAGGATGGAATAAGACAAAAATACAAATGTCAGGAACGAAAAAACACGCAAAAAAAGAATAGTTATGGAAAAGATTAAATTATTTTGCTTAAAGCATACTTGGTTGGTGAATATGTATTTGCCATATGTGCCAATGATAATTGACTTTATTGGGTTCTAAAAAAGGAGAGCGTCACTGCTCTCCTTTAATTATTTTTTTGAAGTTGGATTTTATTCTTTCCCACTTTGACGAATAAGTTTCTTCCTTTGGGGGTTCCGTATTTTCATATGGGTTTGCTTGGCTATAATATCCGTTTAATTGGGGATTGGATAAGTAAGATAGAATCTCGGCCATTTTCGTATCATAATCGGTCATTATGGCCCGTTTTTCAGCATCTAAAAGGGCGTTATCGTCCTTCACTGCAGCAATGAGGTCGTCAGTATCTTTTATCTCGTCAAGATAATCTTTTTCTTCTATGTTAATCATGGATTTCAATTGAGTCATCTTGTTTTTCATCTTCTATAATGCTATTTTGAGCATTGCCCTCAGCAATATTTTCAAAAAATAGTTCAACGTGATGGATAAACCATACAATGCCACTCGTAAATGCAATATCTGCAAGGACGGCCACCCACCATAGGCCAGTTCCTGCAAGGAGGATGTTAAACGGTGTAATTGCAATCTGTGGAAGAAAGAACCAATCAACGAGACTGCATATGAGTCCAACATTTGCAGGGAAACACATCATACATCCAAACATACTACCAAAATGCTCACTAATTGAACTGGCAATGTTACGGATGTGCTCAAAAATACGGAATGGGCCACTTCCAAATACCATCATATTTGATAGTCCGTAAGCGGCGATGCTATAAAGCAATATTGTTAAACCTGCACTCACTTTTCTTCTTCGTTTTCGTTAGTCTTTTCCTCAACTGTAGGGACCATTATTTTTTTGTCCTTTCTCTTTCCCTTATAAGTAAAGTCCAATGTTCTCAATGACTCCAATGCTATTGACTCATCTTCGAATAATTTACGGAGTTCATCCACCTTAGCCTTTAGAAGCATAGCACGTTCTTGAGCCGTTACCATTTTTTCAATATTATAGTCAATTGCGTCAAAAACAGCATCAAAGCCATCTTCTATTGAAGCACAGAAATAATATTGATTACCATCATTTCCTGGAGCAATGGAAACTTTAAACTTATTGGGAATAGTTTCGTCAACAATCCAAAGGGGAGGAAATTCAACAATGACGTAAACGATTTGCTCGTTGTCAATCGTTTCCACTTGCATTCCCCTAAAGTATTGCCCTATTCTTTTTATTCTATCTTTAATCTCCATGATTTTAAAGTGGTAGCCCTAGTATTATAATTGTAAGTATGTATGAAATTGCACTGCCAATAAGAATCAATCTCCTGGTCGTTATATCACTTTTACCAGTAATAAGTGCCCTATAAAAATTAAACCCTTCTTTACAAAGATATAGAGCAGCAAATATCAAAACAAATAAAAATATTCCTCTAATCATAGTTTTTGTTTAAATATACAAAAAACATATGAAAAAAGCAAGAGAAACTATTTATAGAAGATGAAAACATGGCAAAAAATAGCAATATTCGCTATGATAATGGCGATATGCGTAGCAATAGGATTTTTCACGGGAAGGAAGATAAGTACAATAAAAACAGTTACGGTAACTGAATATGTGGAATTACCGCCTATCCACGATTCTGTTACTTGTTTCGTTCCATATGAGGTGGTAAAACCTTGTGATACTCTTAATATTATAAAACAATGTATTAAGGATGGAAAATTTGCTGAAATGTGGCCGAAGAGGGAAATAAGAGATTCGATAATTATAACTAAAGCAGATACAACTGCAATAATGGCTGATTGGGCAACAATTAGAAATTATAAGGATACTTTGTTTAATTCTGACTCTGTTGGAACTTGTATCTATGAGGCTCGTGTTCAGTATAATGAAATGAAAATGCTTGGATATACATACACCCCAATACAAAAAGAGGTAAAGACCATTGAACAGAAGGTAAGAACATTCTCTCCGTTTATTGGAGTGGGGATATCAATTCAGCCTACTGTGGAAGCAGAGTTTGGTGGCTTTATTGATGAGAAGTGGGGTGCGAGCATATCTGGTAGGTATAATTTAAAACCTGTGGATAATCAGTTCCTATCCAAGTATGATTTTTCACTTAAAGTGATTAGAAAATTTTAAGCATTGCCTTATTTTTAAGAATAATAAACTATTTATAGAGAAAAATGGTTATAATATGGGAAAATTAACATTAAATAAACACTACAGTACACCTTCGCAATGTATAAGCAATTTTGATGCGATATATGGAAAAAGTGAAGTTATCGTTTGCAATGACATAGACCAACCTGGTATATATATTTATACCACGGGTGCTTCAGGCAACAAGGCTATAAATGTAATGGATATGTCTGTTATAAAATTAAAGGCTAATCCTAGTACAGCAACAACAGGTGAAGTTGTTTCTGGAGATACTCTTGAAAACATAGTTTCAAAACTTCAGAATAAAATAAATGCAGCTTCTGGCGTTTCAAGTGGTATAACTGAAAAGGTGGAAAATATTATTATAGGCGTTGGGCTTAATCCTGATGGTACCTATAAAGCAATTACTGGTAAGTATGTCAGCACCGCAACAACAGTTGCAGATGCTATTACATTATTGAGCAATGCTATTGAGAATGAAAAGGCAGATGCTATTGCACAAGGTAAGACATATACTGACACAAAGGTACAAGAGGAAATTGAGAAGCTTGACGCTGAGGCTAAGGCCCCTCTTGGAGGCGTATTTACTGCAATTACCGAAACAGATGGTAAAATTAGTGCAGATACGCAGATGCTTGCAGTTGAACTTAACCCCGCTATGACTACTTCTAACCACTATGACTTCTATCTTAGTGGGGGTACTTCAAGGCATAAATGGGGTGAAATTGATGTCCCCAAGGACCAATTCTTAAAGGATGTTAGTTTCATTGCAAGTGCGACTTCTTCTGATATTACAACAGCCCATGACCGTGGATGTATCATTGAGTTGGGTAAGGCTTATCTTGTATTTAACTTCACAACTTCAGCAGGAGATAAGTGGGTTTATACAGATATGACAAGCCTCGTTAGAGGATTAACTGCTAAGGATATTAAAATTTCTACTGCATATACAAAAACCTCTTATAATATTAAAGCAGGTACTCCAACTGAAGATGCTATTAATGAAATTACTGAAGAACTTGATAAACTTAACGAAAAGGCTTCTGCTATTACAATTACATCTACAGGAAAGACCATTAATATCACTACAGGTACAACAGGTACAAATGTTGATGTTTATATAGACAACGAGTCAATCGTAACAAACGAAAAGGCTCAGTCTGGACAAGAAGGTAGACTTAGTACATATATTAATATTAAGCGTGATATTGAGGGAGCAAAAGAGGCAACTGCAAGTACTAGAATGACATATCACCTTGTTAAATCAGGCGGTACTTATTATGGTGGTGGCTCTGAAACCTATATGACAACCGATATTGTGATTCCTCGTCACTTTATTACTCCCGACGAAGCAACTGGCCCTGGTAAATGGGTTAAGGTTGGAACATCAGCTGAAACAGCTATTGGTAGATATGTTGTTGATACAACCAAGATTGGCCTCGCTGTTCAGGAGAATATTAAAAATGCTCTTGGTGAGACAGAAGCAATGGGTAATGGCCTTACCACTGCTTGGGCTGTTAGAGAGTTTATGAAAGAAGGTATTGACGGTGATGATGTTATGGTAGGTTGGGCAGACCACCTTCCTGGTAGCCTTTTATCATACTATGGTAATATCGCAGACGGACATATATTAGGACCTGTTGCAAAGGCAAATAATGTGCACGAAGCAGTATGGAAGGTCAATAATAACTTTGATAGAGTTGCTGACTCCATTGGGCTAGTAAATCTTAATTTTACAGCAAGTACATATGTTGATGATGTATATAAATACGATTCTGCAAATACACAAGCATATAGATATATTTCTGGCGCAACTACAGTGATGGGAGCAATCAAGAAACTTGATGATAATATTGCAACAGAATGGGGTGACTTTGCAAATAAGTCAATTAGAACAAGGCAAACAGGGTGTGAGGCAATAGGCAAGGGCTCATTTGCTGAAGGTAGTGGGACAACAGCAGAGGGTGCAACGTCTCACTCAGAGGGCTATTTAACAAAGGCACAGGGTGCACAATCACACGCTGAGGGTAATACAACCATTGCAAGTGGTGTGGATTCTCACGCAGAAGGTAATAATACAAAAGCACAGGGCAACGCTTCACATTCTGAAGGATATTTTACAACTGCAACAGGAAATGGCTCTCACGCAGAAGGTAGTGCAACAACCGCAAGTGCAGTCTATGCACACGCCGAAGGACAAGGCACAACAGCTAGTAAGGGTAGTGCCCACGCTGAAGGCCTTAATTCGGTAGCAGACGGTATTGCAGCTCACGCTGAAGGTACAAGTACAGAAGCAAGCAAGGATAATGCACATGCTGAAGGACAGTTAACCAAGGCAAAAGAAGTTTATTCACATGCTGAAGGTTATTCAACCAACGCACTTAGTGCAGCAACGCACGCAGAGGGATATCAAACAAGTGCTAATGGACTCGCAGCACACGCTGAAGGTAAGTCAACGACAGCAACAGGCGATACAGCCCACGCTGAGGGCTTATCCACAACAGCATCTGCTGCTCAAGCACACGCTGAAGGTAATACAACTACTGCAAGTGGTGTGGATTCACACGCAGAAGGCAATAATACAAAAGCACAGGGTGCTGCCTCACATTCTGAAGGTACAACTACAACAGCAGTTACAGCCAATGCCCATGCTGAAGGCTTAACTTCTAAAGCAAGCGGAAATGCTTCTCACGCTGAAGGTAATACAACTACTGCAAGTGGTGATAATGCACACGCCGAAGGACATTTTACAGTCGCAAGTGGTATAGACTCACATGCTGAAGGTAATGCAACAACAGCAAGCACAACAAATGCTCATGCTGAAGGCCAATCTACCCAAGCAAACGCCACTGCTGCTCACGCTGAAGGTGGATTATCCGTTGCTGGGGGAATTGCTTCACACGCTGAGGGTAGTGCGACAACCGCAAGTGGCGTAGCATCTCACGCTGAAGGTACAAGCACGGTTGCTTCAACCGCTAATTCTCATACAGAAGGTCTTGGCACAAAGGTTTCCAACACGGAAGAGCACGCAAGTGGTAAATATAATGCAACTGAAGCAGGACAGATATTCTCAATCGGTATTGGTACATCAGATGCTGCAAGAAAGAATGCAATGTGCTTTTCAACAAGTGGTACTGTTAAGGGTGAAACAATCCTTACAACCAAGGAGCAATTGTCTGCACAAACAACTACAGGAAAACTTGTAGACGCAAAGGCTGTTAATGACTTATTCAATTATCAAAGAGGTTGGAGTGCTATCACACTTAGTGCAGGTAACACAATTAAGGCAGATAATAATGGTGACACAATCACTATTAGTGGCAATACTTATGTTGATGTCGTTGGTACAGACGACCCTGAAAAGATACAAATTACAACTGATGTTGCTGACACCAAGGCTGCTCTTACTGCAGCAACTGCAAACAATCAATTAGCAGGTGCTTATGGTGTTAGAGAGTGGATTCAGTCTCTTGATAAGACAGGTGTGACAACAACGGGACAATTCCTTCGTTATGTAACTGAGGCAGACGGTGTTGTTGCTGAGGTTAAGGGTTATATTAAGGATACTGATGTTAAGATTAGTGCTGTTACCCCTTCTTCTACAAATGTTAAAGAAGAATTTGCCTTATTTAATGGAAACAATGTAGAACTTGGAAATCGTATTAAGATTTATAAGGATAGTGCATTTGTTAGAGCATATATAGGTACAATGGGTGACACGATTAACAATGACACTGGTGTTGTAACACCTGGTACAGGAAGTGAATCACTTAACATTATCCATCTTGATGTGAATGGTAAATATCAAATGGTTAAGATTGACCTTGAGACATTTGTGATAGAAACAGAATTCAAGGATGGTCTTAAAGTTTCTGGCCATAATGTTTATGTGACTGTTGATACGAATTCAGAAAAAGATGATGAGGGAAAACATTTCTTACAGGTACTTTCTGGCGGTGTAGAGGTTAGAGGCATTAATAACCAAATTGCTCGTAGAATTAATGAACTTAATGCAAGTGTATCTTCTAATGACCAAGGCGTTGCTGTGACCGTTGCTGAAACTAACGGTAAACTTTCAGGAATCGCAGTTGCCGTTACTACACTTGATACAGATACAGCAATTACATCTGCTGCAACTTCAGTTGTTTCTGGTAAGGGTGTTCGTGCAGCAATTGATGCTCTTGATTCAACAGCCACAACAACAAGCAATGCTTACGCTCTTACATCAGTTACAATTACTAATGGTAAGATAAGTGCAAAGGGAGAAACCAATAAGATTGCCTCTGCTTCAACTGCTGCTTCTGCAGATACTCTTGATGGAAAACACGCGACAGACCTTCTTACAGAATTTACCAATACTTCAACAGGAACTAATGGAGAATCAAGAATTACTGTTGGTGGAACATCTAAGACTTGCAAAGTCAATGCAGATACCGTTGATGGTTATCACTTTGTTGTGGGTTCAACAGGAACTACAGCAAATACAATTTATTTTCTTTAGTATTTAATTTATCTCCCTCATCATTAGGTGGGGGAGATTGATATAAAAATATTTTCAAAAAACCAATATTTAAATGGCAACAAAATATAATATTGACATAAATAATGCAAGGCCTAATGGTAATAAACTAACAACAGGAGTTTACATTGGAAATGGTACTTCCAATAGGGAGTCGTTTTTTGGTGTAAGAGGTACTGGTGGCGGTAGTGTTACTATATACGATAAGGTTCTTTATACCCTTGAAATGACTAATGCTACAGGTCTTGAACCATCAGCAGGTAGATACTATGCTTCATCATATGCTTCAACAAATAAAAGGAAGCACGGCAACGGCGTTGAAGAGACAGGTATGGCATTGAAAATTACTTCAAGTTCACAAGCATATATTGACATACCCGCTAATACAAGCACATCTTCTACTCAGACAACTGCCGCACAAACGGTTACTCAGTATGATGATTCTTCTGAACATCTTGCATATGATGGTGCACAGGTTACCAATTGGACTTTAACACAGAAAAAGAATTATCCTACAGGAATCACACTAACACTTTCAACACCAACAGATATTCCTGCAAATGGAGGTTCTGTAAATTCTGTAACTTACACAGCAAAGGCACAAATGAAGGCAGGAAACGAAGTTGACGTAACTTCAGACACTGCTTGTACAATTACATGGACAGGCGTTACTGGTAATAATTTAACAACAACAATTAAAAATAGAACTAATTTAGGTAATCTAACAGGCAAGGTTACATATGTATGTAACGGTGCAACTGTCACGGCAACAGCTTCTGTAGCCGTTTATCAAGCAGAGAACAAGGTCACTGCAGTGGCTGCAACTTGTGGAACATTTGCTTATACACAATTTACGGCTGCAGGCGGTTCCGCAGTTCCTTCTACCAATAACGCAAACACATTTGTGGTTACTTATTCTTCTACATCCACATCTACCACAGCCCCTGCATCTACTTATGGTACTTGGGCTGCAAGTGTGGTTTATTCAATGACTGCGGGAAATGGCTTCACACTTGGAAGCACAACAACAGGTAGCGTAACAGCAGCGGGTAGAGGAACCACAACAGGTGCAACAAGGTCTTCAAATACCATTACAAAGAAATACGATATTTCTTGGACACCTAATGCAAGTTATCCTGGTACAACGAGAACATCATCAAACAGCAAGACAACAACAGCAAGTCAGGAAGCAAATGCTATTACATCATACGATGCTCCTACAGGCCTTTCACTTTCTGCCACTGCAGACATTCCTGCAAGTGGTGGTACAAGAACGGCTGGTGTAGCAGGTACTTGTTCACAGGTTCGTCATTATACATCAACCTCAACAGATACAATAAATCCTACAGCAACTTATACAGCTCCTTCGGAAACGGCAAGTTCACTTGGAACAACAGCGAAGGCAAGAACCAAGATTTCAACAAAGTCTATGACGTATACAGCAAATGGTAAGTCATCTACAACAAATAACGTTGATTTCTATCAGGAAGCAAATGCAATCACTGCCACAACTTGGAACAATCCTGTGGTTTCCCTTGCCTATGCTACCCCTATTGGTGCAGGTGGAGGATATACACTTCCTACTACTAAATCAGCAACACAGAGTGGTACATTACACTATACTTCTTCATCAACTGCAGCAACTTCAAACACTGCATTTACTTGGTCATTCTCTCATACTTCAACAGGTAGATTCTCATTAACTGATTCTTCTACAGGACAAATGTATGCTTCAAGTAAAGGAACAAGTGTAGAAGGTATTACATATTCAAATGATATTACCGCAACAGCAACAGGTTCAGGAAGTAAGACTGGTTCAAACACAGCAAATGTTTCTCAAGGTGAAAATAAACTTGAATCTACAACTTGGAATAACCCTGTTGTTACTGCTGTTGTATTCGCAACAAAAGATAGCTCTGCTGGTGCAGCCACAAGAAGTACTAATGCAAGTGCAACACAAAGCGGTACTTTGAAATATACATCAACAGCAACTGCAGCAACATCGAATACTTCATTTACTTGGGCTATTTCAAGTAATAATGCCAATGCTGTTATTACAAATGGTACAACCACAACGCCTACCTTAACATGGGCTACCAATACAGGAACTACAGAGAGAAGTGCTACTATTACAACAAAGGCTACAGGCGCGGGCTCTAAATCAGCAAGTGCTACAAGTACTGCAAAACAAGAAGGAACATCGTCTGGGTATCTTAGAGTGACTCCTAACTCTCATGGTGTTGCCAGCTCTGGTGCAACGGGTCGTCAAATAAATGTTAGTGCTACAACTGCATGGGTAGCATATAATGTTCCTTCGTGGGTAACGTTAGACCGAACCACTGGAAGTGCTGGTAGTGTAACCTTTAGTGCCAATGTAGCATCTAATTCTAGTACTAGTGATAGAAGCGCAACCATTACTTTTAGTGGAGGGGGAATGTCTGATACAATAACATTTAATCAGAGTGGTGTCACTGTACCTACTTTTACTTGGTACTTGAAAAACAATACTAGTAACCTTATTTTAGGTACTTCAACTGTTATTTATAATGACGGAACTGCCGATAGTGGAGGAGGTGGACAATCTCCAGGGATGCAAGCACCTTATACGAGGGCAAAATTAGGGATTTCAACTGCTGTAACATCAGTATCTTTAATACTGAATGGTATGACTTATCCCTCCTCTATAAAATTTGACGGACAGACTGTGAATAAAACAAGTGAAACAGGTGGTAGTGCTACTTATTCTGGAAGCGTTAATGTTTCAATTAGTGCAGGAACAACAATATCTATTACAGACTAATAACAAAAAAGAGAAGCAAATCACTTCTCTTTTTTCTTTTCTATATATCCTTTACTTCCTTAACAATGTCTGTGGTAATATATCCTCCATATTCTGATTTAAGGTATTCATCAACAGGAATCCATACTGGGTTCCAACCGAATTCAGCATTTCTCACGGTTCTAATGCCATAGCAATCCTCAGATACTGGAATGGTTTTGCGTCTCCATGATTTGAAGCATTTGTACATAACTTCTTCCCCATCGGCATCAATGATTATAATTTTATGTTGTTTTTCATCAAAACAAGAAGCAAGGTCATTCCAAGGCAATAGGTCTTCGAGGTCACTGAGGCTGAAATATGACTTTATCGTTGGTTCACATGGATTAAACTCAAATTTATTTTCGTGTGAGTGATAGATAATTTCAGAAAACTTGACGAACTCATCTACTGAGGTAATATTCTGCTCGTTGATAAATGTAAACAGAACATCGAGTGGATTAAGTTCATCATAGTTATAGACACGATGAATTTCAAATTTAAAAGGAAGCCGTTTAAGGTGGTCCATAATTTCCCTACGTATATCAGTAGCGGTAAACTCCTTTCTATCTGTGCCAAGCCTATCATAATAGTGCTTGGCAATATCGTGAGCCATTGATGTTACATAAGTATGTCGCCCAATACAATATCTATACGAAGTCCACATAAGCATCTCTTCAAAGAGAGAGCATTTTTCTATTTCTTTCTTTTTAGCCATAGTTAAAAGTTAATTGAGAACGAAGAGGGTGAATATGTGAGATATATATTATTAATTTTTTTACTTCCCTGACACCAATTGCTAAGTCCAACTGCAATGTATATGATACCGAATGCTGTTAGTCCCGCGCCTGTATAAAACAAGCCAATATCAGTACCCGTATAATCTCTATATTCAGAATTGGCAACAATATAAGGAACACCTGCAATTGTAATACCTGAAATAAAGAAGGATGAGCCAATGAGGAACTCCTGCTGTCCAAGTTTAATCTGCTTGTTGATTTCTTCGTACTTCGGCCAAGCAATCTGTACGATGGTTTCAGGATTTACTTTCGTGGGAGATGCATTAGTTTCAGCATATTCCACGTTAACGGAGTCAGCAGCAACGACGGGCTGCTCAATGTACTGTGCCTTCATAATCAATGAAGCACAAATAAAAATTAGAGATGTTAAAATTTTCTTTATCATTTTTCTATAATATTAATATAATTTTCACTATCCATTACCTCACACTTATCAAGAAGGTCTTCAAAGAAGAAGTTCTTAGAATTCTTTTTAACGACCTTTTTAAAGACCAAGAATTGGCTTGTATAACTTCTTGAGTGTTGCTGTCCACTTTTATACTTTGTGGGGCTAATAAGCCTTGCTTTTGCTTGTAATGTGAATTTATCTTCCATTGTGAATCCAAAACGCTGTGCGGCCATGAAACTGAACTCCTCAATGCTGTGCCGAAGTCCACCAGAAATGCAACTCTGGCACTTAAAGATGCAAATTCCATTATCGTCAAGAACCCTATAAGCCTCCTTTAGCCAATGATAGTAACTATAATATAGGTTATCAACAGGGTAATATGAGGCAAATCTTTTATAAATAAGGTTTGAGCCCTCCTTTACATTTTTCGTTGCGGAAGGTGCATTTGCAGGAGAAATTACAAACGGCAGGTCCATTACTATACTATGAATACTACTGTCTTCTAAGGGAAGATTTCCCCATTTTTCAATTTTAATGATATCCTCTCTTGTTGGACAGACATCCATTAGTATTTTGGGCTCAGGGATACAATATTTTTTTCCTCTTTTCTTGTTATAAAAACCGAGTGAACTTGCTGTAATATCACAATCAAATTGGTCTGAGCCGTTATTATATAATACGCCTATATTGTGAAGAATTTCACTTTGGTCTTCACTAATGTTTTTGATAATGTTTGAATTATTAAGTTTTTCCATGATTCAAATATACAAAAAGTTATTCATTTTTCAAAATTTCAATTATATCACCAACGCAATCAGTCATCCATTCGAATTCAGCATCAATCTTCTCATGTTTTTGAATGTTCCTAAAATGAGGAAAGTTTTTCTCGTAATGGCCTTTAACGAAGTCGGCCAACTTTTCAAAATCAACAATGTTTTCTTCTGTGCATGTACTTAATATTCCTATAATAATAGAAGTTAAGTATAAGGCATAAAAATCTTCAACATTACCATCAACAGCCCATTCAGCATATCGAGAAAGCGTTTCTACTATTTTTACGAAATTTTCTTCACTCTCACACTTCTCATAAAATATGGACTTCCAAAACCTATAAGGATTCTCTAAGGAACGCTTTAAATATTCGAGGTTACGCATAGCATAATTTTCTTGCTTCAATTAGAAGATTATTTACCTTATTATAATCAATTTTATCTGGCAACTTACAAGTTTTAACGAGTTCATCGAACTCTGTTTTCTTTTCGGTAACGTACTTCATAATTTCCTCATAAGACATTTTATGATTTTTAATATTAAGAAGGAAATCTCTATCCCAAGTACGTTTTACATTAAAGCCATCTCCCCTTGCAAGTTCAATTCCAGTATGAATAAGCCTAACGGTTTCACACATGTTTTTTGCATCAAAATTATATCCCCTATTATCATAAAACCTAATTGGATTTCTGTTGGCTTTCCATTCTGACCATTCTTTATAATCTCTACAATGAGACTCGTAACCACTTTGATTATATGACATTACAATGAGTGGCCTAAGATATTTTGGAACGGTACAAACACGAACCTCGTTACTATTTTCTTCCTGATTTACAATACCTGTAAAGCCATAGGGCTCAATACGTTTAAACTGATTAAAACAGGCTTCGTATACGTCTGTAAAGACATAATCAAATAGAGTATCTCCAAAACATTGCATACTCTCATCTTCCCAATTATCCATCTCCTCACAGATTTTATCCCATGCTTCTTTTACATTTTTCCCCGTGGTGAAATCAACTCCATACTCACAGATGATATGTGTCCCCCAATCATAGTAAAGTCCATAGTTATCGTGCATATTAGGAAGTGCAACAAGTCCACAATATTTCTGAAATAGACCACGGTCCTTAAGCCAATCCTTAATCTTTTTTGTCCCTTGCTTATAAGGTACACAGCAAAAATCAAGAACGCCTTTTCTTTCCATATTCTCAGGATAATTGCACTTTTTATTATACCCAGTTGCTTTCTTAATTTGATTGAAGGAATATCCCAACAACGGAGCAAAAGATTCTTTAGTAAGGAACATATCCCTATTCTCAATAATTTTTTTCACTACAGGGTGAACATCTCCTATAATGAATTCTTTATCAATAAACAGGCTTTCGAGTGCTGTGGGGTTAGATTTAAGGAGTAATTCAAACCATCTTCCGAGTTCGTAATATACTTCATCATTCTTTTCATCAGCAATTTGTTCCTTATAACTGCTACGAAGTCCCAAAAGGGTATCAAGAGGGGCAGCGAATACCCCTCCAAAGTCATAATCAGACTTTCCTTCCACGGCAATGCCGTGGCTCCAACTGCCGCGAAGATATCTATAAAGCAGTTTATTATCATCGTTAAAGTCAATTTTCCACCTTTCCATTTTTAAAAGACATTAAATAGTTTATAAAAAATTCTCTTGATAACTTTGGATTTTCATATGCAATATCCATAAGTTTGTCCATAACATTCTTAACTTCTACAGATGGCCCTATATTAAGAATTTCCATTACATCATTACCATTTACTGGCAATATATAGCCAAACATAATATGATTTTTATCAATCATCTGTTCTGTTCGCCGTTCAACATAATCAGCCAACACCGTGTCGTTTATTGTACATCTAAAGACAGACATTGCTTTATAAAACATTTCTAAAGTTTTACAAAGATATTGAAATTTGCGTATCTCCACACTACTGTTGCCATATTCAACATTAACAATAAGTCTGTTGCTTTTAATTAGAAAAAGAACTTCGCTAATAATATCATTAGAATATTTCAGTTCTTTCAGATGTTTCTCTGGGTCTCTAACAAAAGAAAGTAGTATTGCAAGATTAACTGTCAATTCGTTACAATATGACTTACTAAGAGCAGCAAGAGCGATTTCGCCACTATTGCCATCATATCCATCAATAACATATTTAAGAGCACCAGTGATAAGCATAAGCCTAAGCCCAGAAGTTCTTCCTTCCTTATCACAAACAAGGATTTTATTAAGTTCTTCCTGTATGCGTTCCTTACTGATAATCGTAAGCCTTTCGGCGTGCTTTTTCATTCCCTCAAAGGTTGCGTTATCAACACTTGAATCAAATCTTGCAACAAATCTGCAAGCCCTAAGAATCCTTAAAGGGTCCTCCGTAAATATAATGTCAGGGTCTCCACAAGTTCTTAGAAGATTTAGCGAAAGGTCGCTTACGCTCCTACCATTAAAGTCGTTGATATCGCCACTATCTATATTCCTATAAATTGCATTATAAGTGAAGTCTCTCCTTATACAATCGTCGTGGACGGTTCCAAAAGTTATTTCTGGATTTCTTGAATTTTCATCTCTATATGCTTCCTTCCTTGTCTGCACTGCTTCAAGTTCTATTTCGGGCTCTTCAGCAAGACGAAACATTGCTGTGCCAAAATTTTCGTAAATAACTGGATGCCCGCTAAGTAGATTATGCTCTTCGAGATATTTTGCAAGCCTTATCCCTCCGTTAGGAATGTCAATAACGAGGTCAATATCCTTTATTTCACGATGGCACATACAGTCTCGCTCACACCCGCCAACAGAATAAACATGTCCTTCAAATTCTGTGTTTTTTAGGACATATTTAAGTATTGTTAAAATTTTTTCGTAAGTTTCAGTTTTCATTGTTTTTGTGTTTTGAAAAACTATCGTATTCTTCGTAAGTAGGCCACTCGAAATTTTTTATCATATTGGTAAAAACTTCTTCTTTAATCTGTCCCTTTCTTCTGTCAATATTTGTTTGCAGTGAAGGTGCTTCAATATAAACATATACAATATTCATGCCAAACTTTTTCACCTTTTCAGCAATATCAACACGATACTTCTTTTTAAGATTAATTCCATTGACAATAATATCTTTCCCTTCTTCTGCTGCCTTAACAAGTCGTTCATCGAATATTCTACTTACTTCTGCTTCCTGTTCTGGCGTACCAACTATTTTTTCATCAGCGGTGCAATACCCAAGTTCAACTCTAATATCGTCACGACAGACAATAGTGTAATTCCTATCAATAGTTGCCACCTTATTAATGAAAGTGTCTTTCCCCGCACCAGGAAGTCCAATCATTATAAAAAGATTACTTTCAACTTCATTCTTTTCCCAATCATATTTTCTTCCAAGTGGAAGTGACGTTGAAGAATAAAAGCAAGAAAGCCCACGTGCAATATCACGAATATTTACGAGTTTTCTATAATCAAGCGTTTGCCCTTTTTTATCTTGCTGAATACTACCATCAACATCACATGTTTTAAGAAGAAGTAATTTTCTAAGATTGGCAAGTTTGGACAACTTTAATATTTCAGTAACGGGATTTTTATGGGTGAAGATATTAAGTGGCTCCATATGCCACCTAACAAGAGAACAGATTTCTTCCCTAATATCATAGCCTTCATCCCAAAGAAGTAATCTGGTAATACGTTCAGACTCCATCTCATGCCCATAAGAGTGCCAATTATCTTTAACAAACTTCGTTGTTGTACTCTTACCAATGTCATGGAACAATGCTGCAGCCATCATCGTCTTAACAAAAAATGGGTTTACATCATATGTTTCGTCCATTATATTAAGCCTCTTTACCATTGCCTCACATACAAGTTTGGTATGGACCCATGCATTACCCTCAGAGTGCCATTTAGGGCTCTGCTGACAATCTTTAAGGACTTTAAACTCCTCTATGGTTTCGATGTAATCCCAATCATAAAGGAGTTCTCCGTTTTCTACTTTGAATATTTTTGATAATAATTTCATGCCGTCATATATGAAGTTGCAAGCATAAAGAGTCCTGAATTCACTTCAATATCCTTCTTGATTGAAGTGATACCTCTCTGCTTTCTTGTTTTATCATTCTTTGTAAGGTAATATCCGCCCTTAATCAGTTTTTCCTGAAGGACATTAAATGTCGCCCAAAGACTATTACCTTCATCTTCCTTTCTAACAGGGGAAAGAATGTCCATAATCTCCTCCTTCGTAAGAGAATAATTATCTTCTTCCTTGAGTCCCTTGCGGATTTTCATTGCCTTGGAAGCAAACTCCTCCCTCTGCTCATTGGTAAGTTCAACACCCATCATATCGTTAATCACATTCACTCTTTCGGAAATTGAACTTACTGAAGACTTAACAACTTCACGAAGTTCCTCGAAAGTATAATTGATATGACGGATTGAAAGGTTTGCAAATTCAGCATCTGCGACAACGAGTCCGTTACTACAGACGAGACGGTATAGCCCGCACATAAACTTGAAAGAGTTGAACCCGTCGTGGCTGTTGGTCAATATGATGCGAGGAAATGCCTCAACATTATCGCCCTTCATAATTTTGAAGTCGGGGTTTTGGAATGAAAGCATATGGAATGACCTGATTCCAGAAGAGTTTTTCTTCATACGGCACTGCTTTGCCTGTACAGGATACCAACCAAGTTTAGCCATATCACGAACAACGTCAATAGAAGTAGCCTGAACATAACGCTCAGATACCTTAGGGTTAGAAGGCTCAGTAAGAAAAGCCATAGGACAAGTTTTACGAATGTCATCCTCTGTGAGGAAAGTGGTGCTGAGATTGTTGTCAGCAAAATTAAGCATTGTACTCATAAAAATATTTTGTTTAAAGTTTAACACTGCAAATGTACAAATAAATTTTCTAATTTACAAATAGTTCAAAAAAAATAAACCCACGGTTTTCCGTGGGAGTTAAAAATAGATATGTTAAAAGTAATTAATTCCAATCTTGAACAGAAGGATTAAATGTGATTTCATTGAATTTGGGACAGAAAGCATAGTCGTATGAACAATATGGTTCCCATTTTGTTATTCTATTTCCTATAGCATCATATGTTAGATATTCCTTTATAACATCGTCTTTAGCCAAACAACAATTATTTACAATTTGATATGCATCATATGTATATTCAATATATATGTTAGAATAAACAATAGAAGAAGGAACATTTAAATTGGAGATTAAATTTCCGTCGTTACTCGTCAACATTTCCCCATTAAAAAGGTTAATTCTACTTAATTCGCCTTCATTATTTATAACACAATAATCAACGTTCTTTAATATAACATTAATATCTTCACTATAACTATTATAGAAAAATATATTAAGAGTAGAAGTCCTGTTAGAATTTTTCTCACCAGATTTCGTAGATAATTCAACATTTTGGCTTGAATACGGAATTTCATTAAGTTCTATTTTGCTACAACCAATAAGTACAAACGCTAATAAAATAGAGATACTTTTAATAATTTTTTCCATAATTTGTAATGCTTTTGTTTGTTATTCTATATATAAATATCTCGTTTTTCTAAAAAATGATATTAAATACGAAATTTTTTCTAAAAAATGACACGAATTATATGCTGTTTTTCTAAAAAATGTTATGCAAATAGTTAATATTAGAATTTTTAAAGCTTTTTTCAAAAAATGTTGATTTTTAGCAAGAAAATGTTTATTTTTAAAGAAACAACAAATTATGGGACTTGATTTTTTAAACTTTTTAAAGAGAACAAACAAAACTGCACCTATTGAAAGCCATCCTTCGAAGTCGGCTCTTAAATTAGAATTTGTCTCCGAGATGGATGATAAAGAAAGGGTGTTAGTAGAAAATGTGAAAGATGCTACAATACTTGTGGTTGATGACAATAGAGAATTGCTTAGATATCTTAAGGAAGCAATGGGGGAATATGTTAAAGAAACCGTGGTTGCTGGTAATGCATTTGAGGCGATAGAACGTTTAACAACAAGGCATATAGATGTAATAATTAGCGATATTATGATGCCAGGATTAGACGGGTTTGAATTATGTAGGTACATTAAAAACAATATTGTAATAAGCCATATCCCTGTCATATTACTTACCGCACGCATTGATGCTGAGTCACGTAATTTGGGCTATAAGAATGGTGCTGATGCTTACTTAACAAAGCCTTTTTCAGAAGAAGAATTGGTTTCAACGATGGATACATTGTTGAAAAAATGTTTTGAAAAAAAGAAACAAATAGCAGAAACGCTTAAGATAGATGGTGAAAGTACCATAAGTGGAGTAGACGAAGAAATATTAAAGCAATTTCACAATATAGTAGAAGAAAATATTAAAGACCCTGAATTTGGTGTACAGAAAGTAGAGGAACTGATGAATATGAATCACTCAGTCTTGTTTAATAAAATAGTACAACTAACTGGCCTAAATATTATTTCATATATAAATAGAGTGAGGCTTGAGCGTGCTATAACATTGATGAAAAATACGGAAATGTCAATGGCTGAAATTGCTGAAGACTCTGGATTTAGCAATCAACGATATTTCAGTACTTCATTTAAAAACTATACAGGACAAACACCACTGAAATATAAGAAGAAATTCCAAAAAAGAGAAAGCAGCAATTGATTGCTGCTTTTTTAGTGCGAAATTAGAGAAAATAATTTAACTTTTTGCAAGTCAATAACTATTTATAAGTGAAAAATTGATTGAATATGGCTTCAAAAAAAGTTATAATTAGTGAGAATATGCTAAAGCGATTGATTCTTAGTGAAACAATTGCTAAGGCAGATATTGAAGAAATTCTTTCAAGCAAAGAATTTGACAAGAAAATGAAAGATGCCATTAAGTCAAATAAAGATATTGAAAGCGAAATAAAAAAGATAATTGCACAATCTCTTACTGAGGTGCTTAAGATACTTTGGCAAAGAAACAATTTTTGGAAAGACCTTATTAAATGAGTAGATTAAATAACATAGTTGAAAGTTATTTTCCAGAAGACGAGATGACAAAATATGGCTTCATATCTCATATGGAGGCATATATTAAGCAACTCTTGTCCGACCCAATTCATGCTAAGGTAGATGATTATCTTGAAAAACACGGTATTGATTCACCTAAGGCATTAAAAATTCTCTTAAAGAGAAATGACCCCAATAATGAACGTAGTGCAATCTTGATAAGAACAACAAAAATTCGTCCAGAAGAGTTATCAGAAGAAGATGCTGCGGAGAATAAGACACCAAAAGACGCATTCTGTGTAAAATATAAATTACCAAGAGAAGGTTATTCAAGGAAGATGGCTCGTGCTTTCGTTGAAAATTGTGAAAACACTTTAAACGAAGAAACTGTAAATGAAGATGGTGACGGTGCAACTAATTGCAGCAGTTCTGGCCAATTTGTACAACCATTATTTGGACAACCTATAAGAAGAAAAAGTCTTTATATTACAGAAAAGCAAAAAGCATATATAAAGAAAGTTATAGACGAGGAAGCGGTTATGAATACTGCTGCAGGTGACTTTGGGTATGATGTTCCTGCTCTTGCAAAGAAAGGGGACCCTACAATGGACCACCAAGATATGATGAAAAAAAGTTGGGAGGGACGATAATGAATAATTTTAATGACGATGTACTTAAAGACCTTAAAGACATAGAAAATCAAATTAAGGAAGAAAAAGAAAACCCAGAAGCAGATGCGGAAAAACTTCTAAAACTTAGATTGAAAAAACTTTATCGTGGAATGGAATTAAATAGTGGATTTGGAAATAATATAAGAAGAGGAATACCATATTAAATGAAAATACAAATTACAGAAAACGACATAAAAAATATAATTAAAGAATGTGCTAAAAGAATCATTCAAGAAAGGTTCTATAAAGGATATGTTCAACCTGATGGTAATGGAATGACTGGTGGACATTGGGGAGGACACGACTACACTAAGACAATAAAATTTAAACCATATGACTTACTTGATAATGTAGAATTCCCAGAAAATGATAATCTTGATTGGATGAATAAGACTTATACTGCAGAGTTATCTATAGATTCTTCATATGATGAAAGTACTGGGTATGGCACTGAAAGTTGCCCAGTAACAGAGATATCTGATATAAATATTGAAGATTCTTTCTATTATGATGTTAAAAATCTTCCATATGACGACACAATTAAAGAAAATATTATAGATTCTGTGGAGGATGGCTTATCTAACTATGAAGACCTTAGTGACGATAATGAATATTATGACCCTGATGATAAATATTAAAAAATAACAATATAATATAATAATAAAATGGAAACAACATACAAAGTAGGTGATTTAAGAAAACTTGTTTCGGAAAGTTCAAGTGAGTTTAAGGCAAAACTTGGCTCAGGCGTTGAAAGTGAAGACAAGAAAAACAATGGTAAGGCCTATAGTGATGCTAAACAAAGAGCAAAGTCATTTGACGGTGGGCTTGCTGATGAAATTGGTAAAAACAAGGCCGAATACAAAAAAGAAGATGGCAATAAGACAACTTTACATTATGATATTAATGGTGCAACACCAGAATATAGAAATAGAGTAAAGGCAAATGTTAAAGGCTATTCTTCTGAAAAAGAAATGAAAAACGGAATTGAAAAATCTGGCGAGTTCGACAATAATGAAAATATATATAATGCCTTCAAAAAGGAAAGTGAAGACCTCCGTGACAAAGAAGTCGCTAATAGGAAAAGCGGGTTAAAATCCTCAAAGCAACCAGAAGATATGTTTGACAGAGAAGGAATGTTCGAATCTGTTGACGGCTTTAATATGAGAGCAATGATTGAAGGACTTAAGTCTATTACTGAAAATAATGAAAAGCCAGATACTTCTCATGTAAAAACGGTATTCTTCAAGAAGACCGAATTCCTTAATGAAACACATATGAAAAGCCGTATTCCAGATGACTTTAAAACAAATGGAACAACCTTTAAGATGAAAGATAAGACTGGTAATGAATATCTCCTTGAATGGAGAAATAATAAAGCAGTCGTTCTCGAACATACAAACAAAAATGGTGCTGATGAAGCACTTGATAGAATGAAAAACTTATTTGATTATAAAACTTCTGATACACAAACTTCCCGTTCTTCAAGACTTAATGAAAATGACGATGTTTATGCTGAAACATTGAATAAAATGAGAAGAATAATCAAATAAAAGTTTTTACAACAATGGCTGAGAAATCAAAATTAACAGAGGCAAAAACTACAACCCAAGAAGTTGGTGAAGTAGTTACTTTAATGGAAAGAGTAAAGGCTTTTATTGATAAACACGGAATTAGTGGTACCTTTACCACCTTATTGACTGTGTTCATTGCATCAGTGGTTGGCTACTTTGCATTAAACCCAGGTGTTATCTTTGAAGAATATCAAAGAATTTCAACAGAAAAGCATAATGAGGCTATAAAGGCAAGAATTAAGGCAGACCCACAGATTAGAACCTATCTTCTTAATCTTAGAACAGAGCTTGACGCAGATAGAGCATTTATCTTGGAAACACATAACGGCGGTAGTAACCTAACCAATCTCCCTTTCCTATATGTTGACCTAACATATGCTGAGCCAAAAACAGACTTTGGGTGGATGGAAAGTGAGTATAAAAACCTTCGACTATCACGTTATCCTTGGGCAACATATATATATCAAATAGGCTATTGGTATGGGCCAATTACAGAAATAGAAGATAATGACCCAGAACTATATTATAGGCTACAAAAAGAAGGGGTTTCCCACATCGGAATGATGATGATGTTCGGCGAAGATTATATGCCTTCAGGAACCTTAGGAATTATTTATAGCAATGAAGAAAATGCACTGACCCGTGCAGAAGTTATGAAAGCACTACAAAAATATACGACAATAATAGCACCCCTACTTGTAAATTCAGAATCATATTAATACAAAAAAACCTCAGAGAATATCTGAGGTTTTTTGCTATTTAGAGAAAGGATTGCTTCCATTCCCAAAAGGATTATCTCCTCCGAATGGGTTACTTCCATTTCCAAAAGGATTTGTTCCTCCATTCTGCGAAGCCCCTCCGTACATTGTTTCAGAAACTTTGTGCCAAGCCTCTTCAAGTTCCTTCTGAGCCTTCTCAATGCTTTCAAGGTTATCTTCCTTCAATGCTTCCTTTAGGGCTGTCAACGGGGCTGAAATTGACGATTTCTGCTCTTCTGTGAGTTTATCTTCCATATCCTTGAGATTCTTCTCAGTTTGGAATACGAAGGCATCAGCCTGATTAACCTTATCAATGCGTTCCTTTGCTTTAGTATCAGCCTCCTCATTAGCCTTGGCCTCATTCTTCATTCGTTCAATTTCTTCGTCAGAAAGACTTGAGGCAGATTCAATCTTGATATGCTGTTCCTTACCCGTACCCTTATCAGTCGCCGAGACATTAAGAATGCCGTTGGCATCAATATCAAAGGAAACTTCAATCTGAGGTACACCCCTCATTGCAGGGGCAATACCATCAAGTGTAAAGATGCCAATCTGCTTGTTATCCTTCGCTAAAGGACGCTCTCCCTGACATACCGAAATTGTAACAGCGGGCTGATTATCTACTGCTGTTGAAAATATCTGACTTTTCTTAACAGGAATCGTTGTGTTACTGTCAATGATTTTTGTCATAACGCCACCCATAGTTTCGATACCCAATGATAACGGAGTGACATCGAGGAGAAGTATATCCTTTACATCACCAGCAAGAACGCCACCCTGTATTGCTGCACCAAGGGCAACTGCTTCATCGGGATTAACACTCTTATTAAGTTCTTTACCGAAATAGTTTTTAACAGATTCCTGTACCTTTGGAATACGTGTTGAGCCACCAACAAGGATAACTTCATCAATATCTGAAACAGAAATTTTAGCATCAGCAACTGCTTTCTTACAGGGTTCAAGCGTTCTATTTACAAGATGCTCTGTAAGAGATTCAAACTTTGTCCTTGAAAGTGTTTTAACAAGATGAACAGGCATACCGTCTACTGCAGTGATATAAGGAAGATTTATTTCAGTTGTAGTCTGGTTTGAAAGTTCAATCTTTGCCTTTTCTGCAGCCTCTTTAAGACGCTGCAATGCCATAGAGTCTTTTCTAAGGTCAATCTTAGAATAATCCTTTAAAAATTCTTCAGCAAGCCAATCTATAATACACTGGTCAAAATCATCACCTCCAAGATGTGTATCGCCATTAGTAGAAAGCACTTCAAATACACCATCTCCAAGTTCAAGAATGGAAATATCAAAGGTTCCCTGTCCCAAGTCAAAAACGGCAATCTTGCAATTGTTCTTAAGTTTATCAAGTCCATAAGCAAGTGCTGCAGCAGTGGGCTCATTGATGATTCGCTTCACATCAAGTCCTGCAATAATACCTGCCTCCTTTGTTGACTGTCTCTGAGAATCTGAGAAGTAAGCAGGTACGGTAATTACCGCCTCTTTCACCTCTTCGCCAAGATAATCTTCCGCACTCTTCTTTAGATGCTGAAGCACAGCAGCAGAAATTTCCTGTGGTGTATAAAGTTTACCTTCAATTTCAATTCTAGGAAAATCGTTATTTCCCTTTACGACCTTATACGGTACTCTCTTAACTTCTTCACTTACTTGTTCGTAAGTTTCACCCATAAATCTCTTAATTGAAAATACGGTATTAAGAGGATTGGTTATTGCCTGCCTCTTAGCTGAATCTCCAACCTTTCTTTCTCCTTCTTTTGTAAATCCTACAATTGAAGGAGTAGTACGCTTACCCTCACTATTGATTATAATAGTGGGAGTTCCTCCCTCCATAACGGCAACTGCTGAGTTACCAGTTCCGAGGTCAATTCCAATAATTTTACCCATAATTTTATAATTTTATACAAATATACATTTATTTTTCTATATTTCAAATAGTTTACAACCCTACATTTAGGGGCAATTTAATTGCGGGATATGACTCATAACCTACAATTTTAATGTCATCATATGTAAAATCGTTTATATTCTTAATTTCTGGATTCAATTCTAACTTAGGCAAAGCATACATATGAGGATTTCTCTTTAATTGCTCCTTAAGAGGCTCAATATGATTATCATAAATATGTGCATCACCTACTTCATAAATTAGTTCATCCACATCCATATTAACACATTGTGCAATCATATGAGTAAGTATAGCATACGAGAGCCAGTTGAAGCTTGTCCCGCTGCCTAAATCATTGCTGCGCATATGGAAACAACAACTCAATTTTCTCGAAGGAACACCAATTTTATCATATTCTTCGTGGGTCATAAGAGTATGAGTAGCAAGATGTGGTATCATTTCATACATCTTACGATGTCTGTCTTCCAAAGTCATTTTCTTTGTGTAGAACTGACAGCAGAAGTGACAAGGAGGAAGTGCCATATCGGGAATATCTTCAACATTCCAAGCAGATACAATCATTCGTCTATCATCAGGGTTAGTTTTAAGTGTATCAATAACTTCCTGAATCTGATTATGCCCACCCCACTTTGTCCACTGATATCCATAGACATGATTAAGGTCTCCGTAACAATATTTGGTGTAAGTATCATCATGTTTTGTTTTCAAAAACAATGATTCACCAAGATGTGTAAGGAAGTCTTCTTTAGCTAGTGCTTTTTTATTGTGGTTAAGGTTCAATTGCATTAATTCAAGATAATATCTATAAGCGTCATCATCCCAAATATGCACACCATTATCTACAAGATATTTGATATTGGTATCACCCTTAAGGAACCAAAGGAGTTCGTGGATAACACCCTTGCTAAAAACCTTTTTTGTGGTAAGCATAGGGAGTCCTTCTTTAAGGTTAAACCTCATCTGTCTTGAGAAAAGTGAGTGTGTCTTTCCTGCACGGGTATCTTTTTCTTCTCCGTGTTCAATAATCTCATTAACAAGATTAAGATATTGTTCATCCACATGATTGTTTTTACCATTTAATCTTGAAAATTCAAAGGCATAAGCCTTACCTTTCTCCACTTCTATAGGACCATTTACTTCTGTCCAATTTACATCTGTAATAACATCGGGGAAGAAAGCATCAGCATCAGGAACTTCTTCTGCAAGGAAATCAATGTAGATTTTATTAACAAGATTATGGTCAAGAGCATAGTCATAAATGGATGCACCGCCAATAATAAATACATCATTATCATTGGAGAGTGATTTTGCCATTTTTATTGCATCCTCTATGGAAGTGGCTTTATAAATATCACAGCCTTTAGCGTCTTTTGTTACAATTATATTAATTCTACCCTCCAATGGTTTTCCTATTGATTCCCATGTTTTTCTACCCATAATAACTGGGTGACCCATTGTCGTTTCCTTAAACCACTTAAGGTCTGCTGAATTATGCCAAGGGAGTTTTCCATCTTTCCCTATTGGCCATCCCTTTTCTGTAAGGTAATTACCTAATGCTACTATTATATTAACACTCATTTAATTTTGTTTTTCTATTCTTATATCCAAATATTCAGTATACTGAAGCAATTTTGCTGCTTCCTTAAGCGAGGCAACAAAATTATTAGCATCGTCCTGTTTTAAAAACGCCTTTGCTACACGGGTCACATCACCATTATAATGTCCGTAACGAGATAACCAAGACACCATATAAACCTCAGCACCTTCAACCTCGATAGTTTCTACCGACTTGATTATTGTTTCTTTTTTCTTTGTAAAAATACTCATTTTTCTTCTTAATTAATTCTTTTATGATAATTACGAGGAGAAAACCCACGAATTCATTCGTGGGATGAATCCTCGTTAACAAATATACATTTTTTAAATTAAAAAACAAAATTTTTCT